CATGCTAATGGTCAGGTCTTTACTTTAACTCATGAAAAGTTTTTAAAGTTCTGTAAAAAGGAAGAGATAGCTATTAGTAAAGCTAACGTGCTATTTACTCAAAAGTTTAAAGGGGTAATGCCTGAAATTTTAGATTACTATTATGATAAACGGGTTGTGGTGAAAACTAAATTAGGTAAACTTAAGAGAGAGTATTCAAAGAGTAAGGTTAAAAATAAGGATCTTAAATTTGAAATTGATCAATTAGATGCAAAGCAGTTATGTATTAAAGTTTTAATTAATTCAATTTATGGTTACTTTGGTAATAAGCATGCCCCTTTTGGTGATGATGATATTGCAGCTTCAATTACTTTAACTGGCCAGGCAGTTATTAAACAGTCTAACGAATTACTTAAAAGGTATATTAAAGAAAAAGCTAATGTTGAGGATGAAAAAACTCTTAATGATTGTATCATATATAACGATACGGATAGCAGTTATATTTCAGTTAAACCTTTAGTTAAAGCAGGTTTAACTTTTACTGATGAAAATGGTAAGTTAACTCAAGCATTTCACGATGAGGTACAGAATATTGAAGACTTCTTAAATGATGAAATTAAAGTATGGGGAATTAAAAACTTAAATTCTAAAGACTGTAGATTTATCTTTAAACGTGAGGTAATTGCTGATACTGGTATATTCTTACAGAAGAAACGGTATGTTATGCATATTTTAGATGATGAGGGTATACCGATGGATAAGTATAAGTATACCGGGGTTGAAGTTGTAAGAAGTACAATGCCAGATGCTATTAAACCCCATGTTAAAGATATTATTGAAACGATGTTATCCACTCAAAGTCTTGCTGAAACGAATGCTGTACTAGATAAAGTTTATAAAATATTCATTGACTTACCAGTTGAAGATATAACATTTGTATCTGGTTTAAAAGGTTATGAAAAGTATGCAGGACAATGTGATGATTGGAAGACTGCAAAAGGTATGCCTATACATGTTAAAGCTGCGTATTACCATAATATGTTGCTTAAAAAGTTTAATATTGAAAAGGAATATGAAACTATTAGTTCTGGTGATAAGGTTAGATATTTTTATTTGCAGCAACCTAACCCTTACAATCTACCAAGTTTAGCATACAAGTATTATTATCCAGAAGAATTTAAAAAGATATTCCATGTTGATTATGATAAAATGTTTGAAAAAAATCTCTATGCAGTTATTGAAAGATTTTATGATAACGTTAAATGGGCTATTCAAAAGCCTGGTAATGCAGTCCAGACTAATTTATTCGATCTTTTAGGTTGATTTTTTAAAAAAATATATTAAAATATAGTATGTCAGATAAGAAATATACTACATTTATTGATAACGCAGGCCGTGCAATTTTTGCTGAGCTTGAAAGTGAAACACCTGATAATTTGGTTGCTAAAAACCCGGTTATGATTACGGTTCAACAAGGAGAGAATGGTCAAATGGCCGTACAGTTGTTTCCACTATTCTTCCAAGAATTCGTTCAACCTTCAGAAGATGATTCTAGAGCAAATTACTTTACTTATTCAAAAAATAACATTGCTGTAGGTTCTAATTTCCAGATTGAAAGTCGTATTGCGGATCAATATGAAAAAATAGTTAACCCTGTTTTAGTACCAGCTGGTCAAACAGCAGGAGAAGAAGCTGAAGTTATTAAACTATTCGACGATTAGAAATAAAAAAAATATAAAATAAAAAACAGCCTCTCATACCTAAAAAATATGAGAGGCTTTCCATGTATGTCACCTCAAGAAATATTTGATTATAAATTAGGATGGAAATCTTATTCATTTTCTATACCGTTCCACTCGGACTGGGAAATGGAGTATAGGGATTACTGTAAAGATAATTTCAATAAATGGCAATGGGACATTTTAAAATGGACGAACGTTTACGAGCATACTATGTTATTCGAAATGGTAAAAGATGCTGATAAATTTAAAGAATTTATTAGCAAACGATAACATATATAAATGAAAAGTAAAAAAATTAAAATAGGTGTGGTTGGGAATGGCTTCGTCGGTCACGCAATGACTTTACTTCGACCATCAATAGATGTATTAGTGTGGGATATTATACCAGAAAAAAGAGACCCGCGTAACCTTAATATTGAAAAATTCGTAAAAGAATCTGAAATTATTTTTATTGCTGTACCAACTCCAATGAATAGTGATGGTAGCGCAAATCTTGATATCGTTATCTCCGTTTGTAAAGAAATAAAATTAATAGATAAAGATAAACATATTGTATTACGATCAACAGTTCCACCTGGGACTTCTGAAAAACTTAACGTCAACTTTATGCCAGAGTTTCTAACAGAAAAAAATTGGAAACAGGATTTTAAAAATTGTGATCAATGGATTCTTGGATCATACGATAATTTGCTTTTAAATAAAATAAAACTTATATTAGAAACTGCTTATAATTATGGGTCAATTATAAATTCTAACGTTATTAGTTGCGAACCTGGGGAAGCAGAAATGATAAAATACTTAAAGAATGTTTTTCTTAGTGTTAAAGTTGGTTTTTTTAACGAGCTTGAATCTATATGTTTAAGTGCTGGGCTTAACTACGAAAATATTCGACAAATAGCAACGCAAGATAAACGTATTGGTGCTGGTCATACAATGGTACCAGGACCCGACGGTAAGCGAGGCTTTGGAGGGACGTGTTTTCCTAAAGATACTAATGCTTTGGCAAGCTTTGGAAAAAATAAAGGTATTGAGACTCCTATCTTAAACGCAGTCATAAAAAGAAATGAAAAAATTGATAGACCTGAACAAGATTGGAAAGCAGATCAAGGCCGGGCAGTAATGAATAAAATATGCTAGTAAGTTTAAAGAATTTATTGATAAATGATAATCATATACTATAATAGTATATATGAGTAAAGAAATTGATGATGTATTATCTATAATTGATAAATCTAACCCGTACGCCTCGTTTTTAAATGAGAGCGCTCTAAGTAATATAGATGGTTGGATAGATACTGGCTCTATGGTACTAAATGGTATTGTATCAGGTTCATTATTTGGTGGTATACCAAAAAATAGAATGACTCTATTAGCTGGTCCTAGTATGACCGGTAAGAGTTTTATATTGCAAAAGATTTTAGCCAATGCTCAGAAAGAAGGATTAACTCCAGTTATTTTTGATAGTGAAAATGCTATTGATAAAGATGGAGCAGAAGCATTAGGTCTGGATGTTAGTAAGGTAAAATATGTACCCGTTTTTAGTATTGAAGAATGTCGTAATACTATTTTTGATTTCTTAACTAAAGTAAAGGAAAAGGGTCAAGAAGGTAAGTTTATTATTGCTATTGATTCTTTAGGTAATATGGAAAGTCAATTGCAGATTAATCGTCAGATAAAAGGTAATGTAAGTGCTGATATGGGTAGTAGAGCTAAAGCTATGAAATCTTTATTACGGACCTTAACTCAGTTATCCGGATTAACTAAAACTACTATTCTAGCTACTAATCATATCTATGAAGACCCGTCAGCGATGTTTCCTTCGTTGGTAAAGGCAATGCCAGGTGGTACTGCTACTGTTTATCTTCCATCAGTTACTATTCAATTAGCTCGTAAGCCAGTTAAAGAAGATAAGAATACAGATGGTAAGTTAGCTGTAGGTCAGAAGAATTATTCAGGCGTTATACTTAGAGCTTTAACTGTTAAAAATAGATTTGTTAAGCAATACTTGCAAGGTGAAATGTATCTATCTTTTGATAAAGGTTTAAACAAGTATTATGGTTTATTAGATCTTGCAGTAGGTTTAGGAGCAGTAATACAAACTGGTTCAACTTATACTTTACCAGATGGTAAGAAACTTGGTTATTATAGTAAATGGAAAGATGATACAGAATTATGGGACAATACTATTATACCTGTCGTGGAAGAAAAAATTAAACAAGAATGGAAATACAGTAATAAATCTGATGAAGATGAAATTATACCAGACGAAGTAAACGATGAAGAAGAAGAATAAAATAGTTATAACCTTATCTGGTGGAATGGATTCATCTGTTTTACTCTATAAGGCAGCCGAACAGTATAATGAAGTGCATACTGTAACATTTAATTACGGTCAACGTCATAGTAAAGAGTTAGAAGCAGCTGAAAAGCAATTAGCTAACGCTAAATTTAATTATACAAATGTTAAGTTTACTAATAAATTATTAGATGTTACTTATATTAAGGATATAGCTGATACATCTTCTCTTACTAATGATAATATAGATACACCTGACGTAAAAGATATAATGGGTGAGGCTCAACCTAAATCATATGTACCATTCCGTAATTTAATGTTTTTAAGCATATTGTTATCATATGCAGAAAAAATGGAAGCTGAGGAAGTATGGTATGGTGCAGCAGAAGCTGATAGTCTTGCTGGTTATTGGGATGGTTCAGTGCAATTTGTCGATAAAATGAATCAGATTTGTCTATTAAACCGTGAAGTAGATGTAAGGGTAAGAGCTCCTCTTCTTAAGATGAGTAAAAAAGAGATTATTTTAAATGGTGTTGAGCTTGGAGTCAATTTTACTGATACATATACATGTTATTCTGGTGAATATCCATGTGATGCTAATAGTGCAAGTAGTGCTCTTAGGTTGAAAGGTTTTTTAGACGCAGGATTACAAGATCCGTTACGTTATAAACAGCAAGATAAGTTAGATTCGGTTTATAGAGATAATAATTGTAAATCTATAATATATTAATAACCGTGTCTATTCATTCTTTCTTGAGAATGAGCATTTTGCATTTTTTGCCTGTGTTGATTGATCAAGTAGTTATTAATATCTTGTTGAGACATTGCAACTTGCTCTTCTTCTTCAGATTCTGACGGTTTCTTTTTTCTAAGCTTACCTGTTATTGGGCATCTTTCTTCTCCTTCATCAGGTGCCTCATCAGGTTCCATTTCACCCATTTGATCATCATCAGGTGCCTCATCAGGTTCATATTGGTCATTATCGTCTTGTTCGTCTTTAGGTAAAATCTTTTTCATTAAATGACTACCAACAGCACCAGCTGCCCCGACTGCAATCCCAGTTCCTAAGATAGGTAATATATTATCTTCTGCAGGTTCGTCTTCATCTTCATAATGATCTGCAACTGCTCTTGCATGAGATTGACCAGCCCTTTCTTGCTCTTTCTTCATTGCTTTAGCAATAGCTACCCCTCTTGATCTTTCATATGAAGAAATCTCACCATCATCATTTAAATCTGATTTTTCTTTATCAATTTCTTCACCTTCTGGAACACCAACACCATCTTGACGGCTCATATAACTAACAGCGTCGATTGCATTTGACATACCATCTTCTTCACCTTCTGGAAAATCAGCAACTAATTTTTCTCTATTACCCATTTCTATTTCTCCACCAAATTTATCAACTTTTTCTGTTTCACTTGGTTTAACAATAACAACTGAAACAATATCATCTTTAGATATATCATCTAAATTAAGTTTTTGACCTTTAAAAGAATTAAGAGTAACTCTATATTTTAAACCATCGCTTACTACTGTATATAAATCATTTTCACCAACACCACCTTCAGATTTTAAGGTGGTATCCCCTCCAAGATTTAATTGTAAAGTTTCAAAACCTGTATCACCTTTCTTAAGACCTTCTTTTGCTGCGCCTCTTGCTCTTGTTGTAATTTGAACATCTGGTCTTGTAGCTAATGGTTTAGAAACATTGGCCATAATATTAATAGCATTTTGAATATTATCATCAGTTAAATCTTCTAAATCTAATTCAGGATTTTCTTTTTGTAAGTATCTAATTACCTTGGTAGCAAAGTATCTAGGGGTCATTGTACCTTTAAGATCTCTAATATCTTCCATACCCATTAGTTTTGCTCTTAACGGATCAGCAATTTTCTTACCTCTTGCTTCTTGGACCAAATCATCGTCCCCTTCATGCATACCTTGCATATATTGAGAAGCACTTTCGTTAATAATTTTTTTGTTACCCCAGTTATGTAAATTCATAATAATATTTATTGATTATTGTTAAGTTTTATACTATAATATATTATATGTGTGGTATATATTGTAGCAATGATTTAAGTACATTTGAAATATTAGAGGAAGCTAATAGAAAACGTGGTAATTTTTCTACTGGTATATTTTATTGTTATAATAAAGCTAATTATAATATAATCCAAGAAAAAGGTAATATAAACTGGAATAAGACAAAAATACCACATCAAAAAGGACATTTATATTTGGGTCATAATCAGGCTCCTACTGAAACCGGTAGAGGTTGGCAAGAGGAAACGTCTCATCCATTTTGGGTAGGTGATTGGATAGTAGCTCATAATGGAGTATTAACTAATTCTAATGAATTAATTGATGAGTTTATACCAATGCATGATAACCCTGTAGATAGTAGTATAATACCAGCATTATTAGATGAATTTGAGTATACTCACGGTCCTTGTGAAGATGCTGAAACAGAAGTACAAAATATATTGTATACTATTGAAAAACTTAAAGGTACATTTGCTTTATGGATAGTTAACATTAAAACAATGAATATATACATAGCAAGACAAGGTAGTACATTGTTTTACAAAGATAGTAATATATCATCTATTAGAGGTTGTGATTATAAAGAGATAAGTCAAGGTATACTTTATAATTTTTCATATGAAGGTCTAACTGAAATAGATAGCTTTGTATATGATAGCCCATTTTTAACATTATGAATATAAATTACGTTACGGTTAGTGAATTGGGTGAAGTAGATAAGTTAAGATTTATAAAATTTATCTACGATAACACCGATTCCTATATTTTAAACACATTTGGCCATACTTGGTCAAGTAGAAATTGGTGGGAGGAATACCCTATAGAGGTTTGTACAGATGACAGTGGTAAAGTACTAGGTTTACATGCATATACAGTTAATACTAAAGCAGAAAATACATTAAAAACGTATTATATAGTTACATCAAAATATAATAGAGGTAACGGACTCGCTAAATTATTAATTAAAAATGCGTTATATAAACATAAGGATAATATTAAATTTTATTATGTGAATTCAGATGTAAAAAGTGACGGGGCTATTTTTTATAAAAAATGGTTAGGTAATAACTATATCACCGAGGATAACGATTTCAATTCACAAGATGTAATTTTTAAGGAACCTATTTATAATATTATTGATGAGTAAACTGAAGACAACTGGTAAACCTCGTCAGTTTGATACTGGCGCACAACGAGATAATGCTGATAATAAACTAAGAATGAGTTTAGTACCTCATGCAGCTTTAAACGGTGTAATGTTGAGGTATATTCAAGGAGCTGATACCTATGGTGAGAATAATTGGAAGAAAGGCATGAAGCATTCAGTTTTATATGATAGTACTATGAGACATTTAATGCAAGACTTTACCGGAGATGATAGTGAAGATCATTTAAGTGCTGCTTTATGGAATATTATGGGTATGATCTGGAATAGAGACCATAAACCTGAAATGGATGATAGAAAAGAATATGAGTAAAGTATTTGTTTCCGGTTGTTATGATATTATTCATGCAGGTCATATAGAATTTTTTAAAGAAGCTCTAAAACAAGGAGATAAATTAGTAGTATGTATACCATCTGATGAAGTATTATATCAGTATAAAAAAAGACGACCAAGTATACCTATTGAGCATAAGATAGAAATTTTAAATAATATATCTTTTATCGATGAGGTGGTTATTGGTCATAATTTAGATGAAAATGGTTTAAATTTTAAAGATATAATTATAAAAATATCACCAGATGTTTTAGTAGTTACTTCCGACGATAAGTTTGAAAAAAATAAAAGAAAATTATGTACAAATCACAATATAGAATATGTTAAATTAGAAAAAACCCCTCCAAAGTTTGACCCGATAAGTACATCATCTATTCTCAATAATATAAAGACCCCTAATGAAGCTCCTCTACGTGTAGACTTAGCCGGTGGTTGGTTGGATGTACCAGAACTTGCAAGAAATGATGGTTTTATAGTAAATTGTGCAATATCACCAACGGTATCTTTACATAGTTGGCCATATGAAACACAATCTGGACTCGGTGGTAGCGGGGCATGGGCATTATTAAATGGTAGAGATGGGGTACAAAGTGAATTAGATTTAGGTGTTGGTTGGCAAGACCCTGCTGTAATAAAAGAAACAGGGTTATGTGTTTGGAAAAGTGGTAAAAAACCTTATCTTATTTTAAAACGAAATGGGGATATATTAAAAGGTAAAATGGCTTTACATTATACTGGAATTACCCATGACACCCCCTCATACGTTAAAAATGATCGAGATTATAATTTATTAGCCCGGTCTAGTCGATTATCATATTTCGGGGTACAAAATAATAATTTAGAACAATTATGTACCGGGATTAATATGAACTATGAGGTACAATTAAAAGAGGGTATGGATAAATTACCGGTAGTTAAAAATGCAATTGCGACCAAATACTGTGGAGGTGGTTTTGGTGGATACTCATTATCAGTGTTCTATAATAAAGTAGATCGGGATAAATTTGTAATGAATACACCTAATACAATTAAAATAGAACCATACTTAAATGAAATATAAAATTTACACAGCTACAAAAGGTAAAAAAGAAGATACAGCCCTGTATAAATCTCTTAATAAAAAATATAACGATTTACCGATACATTATGAAGAAAAAAATACTAAAAGTTTGCAAAGTTGCTATAACAACTTTTTGGAAGACGCTCGTACTAATAACATTGATATCTGTATGTTTATCCATGATGATGTTTTTATCAATTGCAGGGATTTGTTGCATAGGTTGGACAATTATGGTAAAATGTATACAGTTTTTGGTCTCGCAGGGGCTAGTACGTGTAAGGTTAAAGAACCTGCTTTATGGCATCTTATGTCCGAGAGGAAAGACCAAAGAGGAAATGTTGCTCACGGACATTCTAACCAATATCAGTATACTTCGTTTGGTCCTATTCCAGGCCGTGTTTTGGTTATTGATGGTGTCTTTATCGGCATTAATATATCAAATTTACCTACTAATGTAAAATTTGACGAATCATATCCATCTAAGTTTCATTACTATGATTTGGATTTTAGTTTAGAATGCAATAAAAATAACGTTAAAATAGGGGTAGTTGATATTCCAATAATCCATTCAAGTCCTGGGTTAACCAATCCCAATAAAGAATTTTATGAAGGTCAAAAATATTTTATAAACAAATGGAAAAAATAGTATTAATAACGGGTGGGTTCGATCCCCTACATTCAGGTCACCTTGCTTATATTAAAGCAGCTCGTAAACTTGGAGATAAACTTATAGTAGGTTTAAATTCCGATGATTGGTTGGTTCGTAAAAAGGGTAAAAACTTTTTACCTGAAAAAGAACGTTACTCAATTATATCATCTATTAGATATGTTGATGGTTGTATTTTATTCAATGATACAGATGATACAGCTACTGAAGCTATAAAAAATGTTAAAATGTTATACCCATATTCACAAATAATTTTTGCTAATGGTGGTGATAGAACAAAAGAAAATATTCCAGAAATGATTTTTGATGATGTTACTTTTATGTTCGGTGTTGGGGGAGAGGATAAAAAAAATAGCAGTAGTTGGATTTTACAAAAATGGGAAAAGTAATTAAACCATTATGGGGTTGGTACCATGTTTTATCTGAAGGTAAAGATTATAAAATTAAAACTTTACATATTGAACCGGGTAAATCGTTAAGTGATCAAAAACATTTTAAAAGAAATGAACATTGGTTTATTTTAGAAGGAGAATTATCTCTTAACGGTGTGATATATCATAAAAATGATTTTATTAATATACCAGTTGAAAAGTGGCATAAACCAGCTAATATTGGTAATAGTATGTGCGTTATTTGTGAAATACAATACGGTGAAAAATGCATTGAAGAGGATATTGAAAGAAGATAATGGAAGATATAGGAAGATTAAATTTAGATTATTATGAGCAAGTTATAGTTTATAAGAGCTTAACTAACGAAAGTTATTTAACTCAAATTATAGACCATATAAAGCCGGATTACTTTAATGATAAAAATATTAAGACTGTTTTTGGGTTAATAACTAATTTCTATATTAAGAGGCAGAGTATACCTACTATTACTGAATTAAAGTCATACTTAATTAATGATGAACTAAAAGAAAGTTTTAGATCAGTTGTAAAGAATTTTCCTAATATTGATAAGAACTTTAATGATGAAGAGTTAACTTCTAATACTGAACGGTTCTTAAAAGAAAGAGCAATATACAATACAATGTTATCTGTTGCTGAGGATGTTAGTAAAGGTGAAGTTAATACTAGTTATATTTTAGATAGTTTTGAAAAAAGCTGTAACGTTAATTTAAAGGAAGAGATAGGTTTAGATTTATTTGAAAATATTGATAAGGTTGTAGATGATCTAAATGTAGATCAACCTACAATATCTTCTGGTTGGAAATGGTTGGATGATAAAATAGATGGAGGTTTCTTACAAAATGGTAGATCGTTGTACGTATTTGCTGGGGAAGCTAATGTTGGTAAATCTATATTTTTAGGTAATATAGCCTGTAATATAGCTTCTAAGGGTAAGACAGTTTTAGTTATAAGTCTTGAAATGTCAGAGATGATATATGCAAGAAGGTTATCATCTAATATAACTAGAATACCGATGAGAGAATTGAAAGGAGCTGGTCAATCTTTATCAGCTCAAATAAAGAGTTATAATAATGGTAAACCTAATAGTAAGATTTTAATTAAAGAGTTTCCTCCTAGTACTGTTACGCCGCAGAATATACAAGGTTATATTACAGAATTAAAAAATAGAGGTATTAAAGTTGATGCGGTAGTACTTGATTATCTAAATTTGTTGAAGAGTCCTCTCGGTGATAATTCTTATGAAAGAGTTAAGCATGTTGCAGAAGGTATTCGTGCTTTAAGTTATGTTTTTGAATGCCCGTTTATTTCTGCTACTCAGTTAAATAGATCTGGTTACGATGAAGCGAACCCTGGTTTAGATACAATATCAGAATCTATTGGAATGGCTGCTACTGCTGACTGTATTTTTAGTATATTCCAAGATGATGAAGATAAAGAATTAGGTATAGTTAAAATGGGTATGATGAAAAATAGATATGGTGCTAATTATGGGCAGACAGCATTACGATTAAATTATGATACCTTAACTATTTCTGAAGATGAGACGTTAAACGTTGATGATGAAGGTAGTGATATGTCTGATTTAACTAATACTCTTAGCATGTTGAGTAATTAAAAAGAGGAACTAAATAAAATAAATGCCTACAATTCATATAATTACTGATGCAGATCTTGACGGAGCTGGTTCATATTTCTGTTTAAAACAAGCATATAAAGACAATACCTTAACATATTCTGTTACTACTGAAAAAAAGTTTATTAAAGATGTTTCATATTTTAAATTTGAAGACTATGATCTGGTAATTATATGTGATTTAAATTTAAAACCAGCTGAAATTAGATTATGCGATTTAAAGAATGTAGTAGTAATTGACCACCACGCTGAGCATATGGAATTAATAGATTCATATAAAAATGCAAAGACTATAATAAAAGATTATCCATCATGTACAAAATTAATATATGATAACTTTAAGTTAGAAAATAAATTTAATAAAAATCAAAAACTTTTAGTTAAACTAATCAATGACTACGATAGTTATACTTTAAGTTTACCTTTTAGTAAGCCTTTAAATCAAGTATTTTGGACGTATACTGGAGACCGAGTAAAGAAATTTGAAGAAGATTTCGGAAAAGGTTTCTTCGGCTTTAATTCTTTTCATAAGAATGCTTTAAAAATAGTTGAGACTAAAATTAATAATTTCTTTAAAGAAGAAACTATCCATGGTGGTAGTATTAAAATTGGAGGTAATATTTATAATGTTGCAGGTGTAGTTGTATCTTTTAGCCCGAATGAAATAGCTGAACGCATTATAAAAGATTATAAAGTAGATTTTGTTATAATGCTAAATTTAAAAGGTAAAAGTGTTTATATGAGACGAAGTTGTGATTGCCCGTTGAATATGGGTAAGTTAGCATTTAAACTTATGGATGGAGGAGGTCACCACGATTCTGCGGGTGGTACTTTAAATGATTCAATAATTAATATTACCAAATTACTAAAACCATTAAATGAAAAATAATAGCCCTTATCAAAATATTCAGATAGCTGAATTCGAAAAATCGTTTTATTCTTATTGTACTTTTATAGCATTATTACATGATAAAAAAATGAATTTTGCAACCGTTTTTTTAAAAATATTAGAAGATAGAGCTTTACGTGATATATTTGTTAGTATTATAGAAGAAGAAAATGACTTTACAGCGATTAGAAAATATATTCAAACTGAGCCCTCAGTAACAAAGAGCAAATACGTAACCAAATTTTTAAATAAGTTTGAAGGATTTAATGACTGAAGTAGAAAAAATAATTTATAATAATTTTTTAGAAGTTAGTAAAAAGGTAAATAACAAACCAGTAAAGTATAGAAAGAATTTTGATAATTTTCCGGATGAAAATTATATTATCGTTAGTAAATTAAGTAACTTTTTTTATAAATTTAAACATTTAAAAATAAAAGATTTTTTTGAAGCACCTTATTTTGTTTATGATGAAAACTATTTTGATTTAAAATTTTATCTAAGTCCTAAAGCTATTAAAGCTTATACTCTATACAATGATAAATTTCTTTTAAACAATCCAGATAATGTTAATACGTTATCAAAAATGCAAGAATCTATAAAATTTATTTATAATTACTGCAAAGAAAATAACATCAACATTAAAGATTATCTAGCAGTAAAAGAAGGGGAGTATAACGTTTTTATGAAACATATTAAAAATAGAGACGTTATTATCTTTATATTATTTGCTTTTAATAATTTTGAAAAAGTGGTAGGGTCTATTGATACCGATATAAAAACTATGTATAGTTCTAATTTTTCTCGACTAAATTACATTAGAACAAAATACTATTCTAGCTCTAAAGCAAAGAAAATAATTAATAAATTTAAGATTTTCGTTGAAAATCAAAAAGTATAGTCTATAATTAAAGTATGAGTAATATAACAAGTTCAATGTTTGATAGTATTAAGTCTGCTCTAGCAGCAGATAATAATAATAATAAGAGTGCAATTGGTGATATCCTTAAGACTCCTCCTGGTAATACTTTTACAGTAAGATTGTTACCTTTTGCTAAAGACCCTTCTAAGACGTTCTTTCATTATTTTCAGCATGGTTGGAATAGTTTTGCAACCGGTCAATATACTAGTGCAATTTCTCTTCAAACCTTTGGTGAAAGAGATCCTATTGCTGAAGAGCGCTATAAGATTCTTCGTACTGGTAATGAAGAAGAAAAGGAAAAGGCTAAGGCAATTATGCGTTCTGAAAAGTGGTTAGTTAATGTATATGTTGTTAATGACCCTGTTAATCCTGAAAATAATGGTAAAGTGAAAATGCTTCGTTATGGTAAGCAAATTCATAATATTATTACTGATGCTATTGAAGGTGAAGATGCTAGTGAATTAGGTGCTCGTATTTTCGATCTAGGACCTAACGGTTGTAATTTTAGAGTTAAGGTTGAAAAGCAAGGTGACTTTCCGACTTATGTATCATCTAAGTTTGGTATGCCTGGTGCGATTGATAATCTAGATGAAGATAAACATAAAGAACTTTATGATAATGTATTTGAACTATCTAGTGTATTCAATGTAAAGAGTGCGGATGAGCTGAAGACTATGATGGATGAGCATTATTACGTAAGAGACTCATCTACTGATAATAATGTTGTTGAAAGAGTTGTAGTTGATACTCCTATTGAAACTACTTCGGTTGTTACCCCTGTTACTGAAACTAAAAAAGACGATAATGAAGATGAAGTTCTTAAAGAACTGCTTGAAGGTTTAGACGTTTAATATAATGAGCGATCAATTACCAGAAATGATACCTATGCCAGGTAATCCATCTGATGGAGGTGGGGGACCGCCTCCTGAGTCATTTGAAAGGCAGCTTTCTCCTGAAGAGGAAAGAAATACGTTAATCAATTTTATGGGCAATATGTATGGTGAAGCGAAAAAGATGGATGGTCAGATTACTGGGCCGAGTTCCACCCTACAGAGAGGCAAAAGCGAAGAGATAAAAAAACAGATTGAACTAGCTTATACTCAACCTCAGCAGTCTGCACCACCAGTGCAGACTGCTCCTCTTCCTCAACCTGAAGTTCAAACCCAACCTCAACCGCAAGTCGAAGTTACTCAACCAGTAGATAATGATCAATTATCATTTAATTTTGATATTAGTGAAAAGGAAGAGTTATTTACTTTAGTTGAAAGGATATTAACTCGATTAGATCGATTACAACGGAAAGTAGATAGTCTAGTAGAATATAATGAAAATAGTAAAATTGTTTCTTTACCAGTAAAAAGACAATCAAAAAAAAAATCAGTGGATAAAAAAGAGGAAGTTTAATATAATAGATAAAGTATATGGGTTATTTAAAAATAAAAAATAAAAAAGATTTCGTTTCTAACTTTCTTGTACCGGTATCAAATTTAAATGATGCCTGTATTCTATCGATAGAAGGTGATAATATTTGTTGTACGTTAGCATCAGCAGATGCAACGATTGTATGTAAGACTATTATAGCAATAGATACAGATTTAAAAGATAGTACGACTTTAAACTTACCGGATATTAAAAAACTTATAAGAGTTTTAGATATTATACCTACTACAGATATTGAACTAAAGATAAATGAAAATAATATATCTTATAATCAAAATGGTTATAAATTTAAATATCATTTATTAGATGATGGTATTATTAAACAACCTTCTTTAAATGTTGAAAAGGTAAAAAAACTTGAATTTAATACTAAGTTTAACGTGAAAGAGAGTGAGTTAAATACACTGTTTAAAGGTAGTTCATTTGCAACTGAGACGTCAAAGGTATACCTTTATGAAGAAGATAATAAAATCTATAGTGAGTTAGGTGATAGATCTAGACATAATTCAGATAACTTTGTATGCCTACTAAGTGATAATTTCGAAGGTAATATTGATAAGCCTCTACCGGTTAATTTTGACTCATTCCGCTTGGTTAGTTTTGGTGGAAGTCGGGAAGTTAAATTTAGTGTAAATACAGATATGGGTGTTATAACTTGTAACTTTGAAAAAGGTAATACTCAATTGATTTATATTATTTCCGCATTAATTAATTAACATATGAAAGATTGGTCAGAACATAAGGTAAAAAATAAGATTAAAACAGCAGGTTATTTTATCAAGAGATTGAAAGATAATGGTTTTGTAGTTTTAAAAATGTTTAACGCATATTCAGAAGCAGACCCAAGAAGATGGTCTATATTAGTAGATCCAGGTTATCATAGTGTATTTATTACTTGTTTTACCAATAAGGATGAAAAGGGGGAGGTATTGTTTGAATTTGATGATGGTGGTAATAATTTTAAAAGAGGGTTTTATCTCAAGACCGATAGCATTGAATCTGTTGTTACTCAATTATTAGAAAAAGGTATCAATAACGACCCATCTAAAAACCCATTTAGTAGAACTAAATAGTTAAATGAGTGGTGACGAAGAAAACGACAAGAATGAAGAAGATCTAGTTGGTAAAAACGACGTCAATAGTAATCTTGATCCAGAGATTGAAGGTTTAATAAGAGATGCTTTAAAAACTTTAGTTCAAGAAAAGTTTGATAGTAGAAAAACTGATGATGATATTGAAGCAATGGTATCTACTTGTTCTGAATTTATGAAATGCTTTGTAATTATGGGTTATGATTTTAAAGGTAATTCAATTAAACCTGTTTTTTATGCTAAAAACGATATAGACTCAGATGCCCTTACTCAGTATATTCAAAAATTTATAATGAATTCTATACATTGATTTTCGGGGTTTATAATCTAAAATATATATATGAATGTTTTAATACTCGGTAAGGGTTATGTGGGGTCTCATCTTGCAAAATATATGTCCAGTGATGGTCATGGCCATATATATTTTAAATCGAAAAAAGAATTAGATTATACAGATAGTGAAATATTGTATAGTTATTGTTTAGAAAATTTTATCGATACTGTAGTTAATGCATCTGGTTATACAGGTTCACCTAATGTTGATGGTTGTGAAGATAATAAAGAAGATTGTTTTAACTACAATGTAAATGTACCTGTGACTATTGAGAGTATTTGTAAATCGTTAGGTATTAACTTTATTCATATTGGTTCTGGTTGTATATATGAAGGGTATGATAAGATATTTACTGAAGAATGTACACCTAATTTTGGAATATTTCAGCAGCATTCAAGCTTCTATAGTAAGACAAAGCATATATCAGAATTAATGCTTGATACGAACTTTACTAATATTGTTCGTATAAGAATGCCGATTGAGAGTTTTTTAACCCCTAAAAATCTTATTACAAAGCTTTATAATTACCCGCAGTTAATAGATTATACTAATAGTAAAACTGATATGCTTCATTTGTGTGAGTTTATTGAGGTTATTATGAATAACTTTAAAGCAGGCATATATAATGCAGTACATAGTAATGCTTTAACTACAATAGATGTTATTAATATCTTAAAAGAGTATGGTATTGAAAATAAAAATTGGGAATTTATACCATATTCAGAATTAAAAATAAAATGTAATAGAAGTAATTGTGTTTTATCTAATCAAAAAGCTAAAGATGATTTTGACTTCGATTGGGGTAATGAAGAACGTTATATACGATTAAATGCATCTATAATTGGAAAGGACTTACAATGAAAAAAGAATTAGTAGGTTTTACAGCGGGTAATTTTGATTTATTACACCCTGGTTACATTTATACGTTTGAGGAAGCAAAAAGACATTGTGATAGATTTTTAGTATTTTTACAAAAGGACCCTTCAGCTACCAGATATACAAAATATAAACCCGTTATACCTTACTATGAAAGATATAAGACATTAATGGCTATTCAATATGTTGACGATGTTTATATGTACCAAACTGAAGAAGATTTAATTAACTTAATTGAGTTTTTTAAGCCTGATATTAGAATTTTAGGAGAAGATTATATTGGTAAATCATTTACCGGTGATGATCTACCTCCAAAAGTAATTTATACAACTAGATCACATGAATGGTCAACGACAAAAATAAAGGATCTAATAACTGCTCAGACGATAAAGCAAAATCCAGATATTATAAAAAATGCAAAAAAGTAAAAATATATTAGTAACCGGGGGTTATGGGTTTATAGGTGGTAATTTTATACGATTCCTACGAGATAACTTTCCACAACATAAGATAACGTGTGTAGATAAAGATGGTTACGCATCAAATAAAGATTATGTAAAAGGTTTATGTGATAAAGAGTATAAATTAGACATTGTTAATACATTAGAGTTAGAAAATGTTTTTTTAACTAATGATAAGTTTGATTATATTTTCCACTTTGCAGCAGAATCACATGTTGATAACAGTATTAGTGGTCCAAAGGTTTTTATTGAATCAAATGTGCTCGGTACACAAAATATGCTAGAATGTTTCCGTAAAATTAATAATAACCACGGAAGATTCATCCATATAAGTACTGATGAGGTTTATGGACACTTAGGGTTCAATGATCCATCATTTACTGAGTTAACCCCGATTGCACCTCGTTCTCCCTATGCTGCAAGTAAGGCATCAAGCGATCTCTTGTGTATGTCATATATTGAAACGTTCAATTGTAACATAAGTATAACGAGATGTTGTAATAACTATGGTCCTAATCAGCATAACGAAAAATTTATACCAACAATCATAAAATCCTTGAGTAAAGGTAAGAAAGTACCAATATATGGTGAGGGTTTGAACGTTCGTGAGTGGGTGCATGTACATGATCACAATTTAGCAGTTTGGGCCGTTGGTACTCAAGGTAAAAATGAAGTCTACAACATCGGATCAGGGTTAGAACTAGCAAACATTGAATTAGTAGACAAAATATGCACAATTATGGGTAAGGACTTAGATAAAAACGTTATTTTTGTTAAAGATAGGCTTGGTCATGACTTTAGATACAGTATTAATTGTAATAAAATCAAAAAAGACTTGTTATATGAACCATTATACAATGATTTCGACGAGCAATTAAAAGAATTAGTTAAAATTTATGGGGAAAAATAAAATAAACTCAGGAAATTTATATGCCTGTCATCATGGACCATATGCAGGTCAGTTATTTGCGTTTATTTGCCGAAATAAAACGGAACAGACGTATAATTTTATTAGAATGCCTGAAATGATAACGACAAAAATACCTCAAAAGGACTTTGAAGATGGTTTAGAAAAGGATATTATCAAATACGTTGAGAAAGTACCGGCATATGTTAATAAAGTTATAATGGCACAGTATAAAAAAAATGAAAATACTAACGATAGACGGAAATAATTTAGTACACCGAGTGTATTGGGTAGCAAATAACATAAAAAACGTATCAGAAAACTATCACGTTTATATGTTCCTTAATAGCGTTAAGAGTTATGTGGAAATGTACCAACCAGATAAGGTTATATGTGTGTGGGATGAAAAACCTGACTATAGACCCAATAAACGTAAGGAACTCTTAGAAGATTATAAAGGAAACCGGGACCCGGAGTATGGTAAAGAGGTACATAATAAGAATGATATGATTAAAGAAATGCTTAATACATTAGGTATACCATCGATTTTTCCAAGATCATACGAAGCTGATGACGTTATTAAGATAATTAACGACGCATACGATAAATTAAGTCAGACTAAATTTTATTTAACTAAAAAATTATTTAAACATATTATTATAACCGTAGATAAAGACCTATGCCAGTTAATATCACATAAAGTCTCTGTATATGATCCGATAAAAAAGGTTGAAATTAATAAAGAAAATTTTGAAGAGGTGTTAAACTATAGTATAAAGGATTTTATTAAAGTAAAGGCCTTAACCGGTGATAAAAGTGATAATATACCCGGTTTAAAAGGTTTTGGTAAAGTTAAAGTAAAAAAGTTTCTAGCTGGTGATGTAGTTTTAACTGAAAAGGAAAACGATATATATAAAAGAAATTTAGAATTAGTTACATTGACTGATGATAAAGATGAAAAAGAATATGTAGTTAATCAGTTATCTGAAATTAAAGATGAAACGGACTATGAACAGTTTAAAAAATTAAGTAAAGATTATAATTTAAGTCAAATTCTTAAAAATGATACAAAATGGTACACTACATTTTTCCAGAAAAATAGATTATTAGAGTTACTATCTTAAATATTAATATGCAAGATCAATTTATTAATCCTCAGCAAATTCGTTCACCATATACAGGTGAGACAGTTAGACCTACTTATAATACATACAATGCCAATGGTAAAACATACGAACAAGCAGTTATGTCCGACCCGGTTACTGGTCATATTATTAAAAAAGGTTTAGTTTCTATTAAAGATGCTAAGACTGGTGAACTTATTCAAGATTATAAAGGTGCTTTAAGTCAAAGTATGACCACTCAAAGTAGAGGTTAGGCTTGAAATATAATATATTGCATTTATAATAAGAATGTGATAGCTATACCAGAGCAATACGTTATAAACGTTTTATATGAGAATATCTATAAGATATCATATAATAAATATAATAAATCATATAATGGTTGTTGCCCTATCTGTAAAGAAGGTAACTCGTGGGGTAAGAAAAAACGGTTCTATTATATACCTGATAAAGAGTTAGCATATTGCCATAACTGCGGGTATAGTAAAAAAGCTCTTACTTTTATTACTGAAGTAACGAATAAATCTTTACATGAAATTATAAATGAAGTTAAAGAGTTTGATATAGAGATTTTACCTATAGAAGAACCTAAAGAAGTAAAAAAGGTAATAGATAAAAGTCTACCGGAAGATTGTATTAACTTATCTGATATAAGTCAAATTGAGTACTATAAAGATAATACAGTTGTAAAAACAGCTTTACAATTAATTAAAGATAGAAAACTCAACAAAGGTATTAATAAACCTAAAACGTTTTATATATCATTAAAAGATGTGGTACATAAAAATAGATTAATATTACCGTTTTATGATGAAAATGATGATATAATATTTTATCAATCTAGAGGTTTAACTAAAAAAGATCTATTTGAAAGACCGAAATACCTTAGTAAGGTAGGAGCAGAAAGAAGCTTATACGGTATGCAAAATATAAATTCTAATTTAGATAACGTGTTTATATTTGAAGGTCCGATTGATAGTTATTTTGTTGAAAACGGTTTAGCTACCTGCGGTATTACTGAGAGAAGCGATAAGATGTTTACTAGTTTACAGAAGGAGCAGATCAATAAACTAAACTTATATGAAAAAATTTATGTATTAGATAACCAGTACTGTGATAAAGCTGCTTTAAGTAAAAGTATCATATTAGCTGATAATAATGAAAAGGTTTTTATATGGCCTAAAGAGTTAAAGCGTTTTAAAGACTTTAATGATATATGTGTTGCTGGTAATAAAGACAAAATAAAACCTGAATTTATATTAAAAAATACTCATTCAGGTCTTAAAGCTAAATTATTATTAACCGAGATTAAAAATAGTTAGTTACGCATATATTGACCAACATCACGGTAACCCATTTGATCTTGTAAAAATCCTTTTAATATAACAAATTCTCCTCCACTTAGATTAACTAAGTATTCTAAATCAGCATCTCCAATAGAATTAGCGAACTTTTCAGCCTTATCTTCAAAATTAGAAGCTTCTCCTACTGATTCATCTTCTTCTGGGTATTCAAACCCGTAATGATCTTCAAATGCATCTGCACCGTGCTCTTTATAAAATACTTCTTGCTCAGCACTAGCAGCTTCTTTACCTCTCATTATATTCTTTTCTCTACTCTCGTTGTCTTCTCCGCCTTTTCTTTTTCTAAAGAAGAATCTTTGTAATGAATTATAAGCCCAATCATTACGATCAAAAGTTTCGAATGTTTGAGCAATCTCGTACTCAGCTGGTGTTAAGGTTGAAAGTTCCTCTAGAGGGGTATTCTCTAAAGTTTCATTAGGCATATCTTGATAAGCTTCGAAAATTAAATCTGTCTCAAATTTATTGTGCATATTATTATTTAATTAAATACTGTTATTATTATTTTTGCACATTACCAGTAAAACCTTTAATACGAGATCCAGTGGATATAAAATCAGCATACTGATTTAATGTTTTTAATTCCCCTACGATTGCTTGTAATGAGTTTGCAATGTCTTTCGTTGAATCTTCTTCATCTTCTTCTTCCATTTCACCGTGAGTCTTATTAGATTGCGCACTAGGTGGTCGAGTTTTTCTATATCTACCACCCGAACCATCGCTTGCAGCATCTACACCACTTGGCGCGCCACCACGCTTCATATCAAATGATTTACCTTTAGGAGCTTTGGAAGTACCAGCTTCCCAATTTTCAGTTAAAGTTTCGGTATAAGCTTCAAAAATTAAATCTTGATCATTAGTCATATTATTATTTAATTAAATTTATATTTAGGATCATTAGCACCTGCTAAATAACCTTTTAGTATTTCACTTAAGGACGATACTTCCATCGCTACTCTAGCAATCTTTTTTGTTTCAGCATTTGAAATACTATCAAAAATTGTATCTCCTTCTGCTGAATTAAGAGAAGTTTGGATACTATCTGAAGTACCATTTAAGTAATTAGAAAATTCATCCATCTTTTGAATCCAACCATTTAATTCCTCAAACATCTGTCTAGACTGAGAGCTTATTGCTCCCTCATCATTTGCAGGAACGTCAACATCAAAATCTTCAGGAGAAGTCTCAGGTTCAAGGGTAGAAGCCATTGCTTCTTGATCTGTTAACTCGGTATTTTCATTATCTTGTTCAGATAAAAACTTTTTAAATCGTTTTTGGTATAAGCTCATACTATTATTTATAAATATTTATATGCAATCTACTATTAAATTCAAAGACTTCGTAAAATTACTTGGAGAAGACGCTGGTTCTGAAATGATGCCCAACGTTACAAGAGACCAACCAGGTCAAAAAACAGAGTATCCCTCCGAGCCATCTAGTGTTCGAGACATATTTGATAAACAAAATCGCACTGATGTAGCTCCTGAAAATATACCATATCCATTAAATGAATTCGATGACGTGGTGGCTAGTGCATTTGTATCTATACAGAACTTAGAAGAGTTGTTAAAGATAGCAAACACGAATTCAGTAATTAAAAATAAAAAGCCATTAGACAGTATTGGTAAAGAGATAGTTGAAATAAAAGGAAGATTAGTTGATATTAGCAAAAAGGTTAGTAAAATAAAATAATGATAAAAGTAATAACGTCGTTAGCGCTAACTTTGTTAGTTAGTGGTATATTTGGTATACTCTTTAGAGATTGGTTAGTGTTTGGATTGGTTACAATATTGCAAATTTTATTTTTTTATTTTTTCAATACTATATATGAAAATTTTTTAATAAAAAGAGCTATCGAAATTGGTGCAGAAACAGAAAAAGTAATATATGATAATACTACTAAAGTAGATTGCCCATGTGGTTCTTCTCAAGAGATTACTTTATCTCTAACTGAAGATACTATATACCGGTGTGATGCATGTAAAAATGAAATTAGAGCTACTACTAGTATAGGTACTGCATTAGTAACAACACCTTTAGTAACTAAGAGTTAATGGATGATATAGACCAAATTGCTAATAGAGTGGCTGTAGACGTACCAAGTACCACTCTAAAATTAAATAATACAAAACAAGAACTAACTGTTGAACAAATTATAGAGTTTTTTACTGGTGAAGATAGTGAGAAAAAAACACAAATGATTACAGGTAGGGTCTACCAAAAAAATAAAAAACTTAAATTTTTTGAAACCTTTTTTAAACTAGTTGAAGAAGAAATTGTTAAACTTGAAAGTAAAAACAATAAAGATTTAGATAATTCATTTTTTAATTTAAATAAAAAACTTCTATCAACTAATATCTATAATATAAAAGAAATTATTAATCTTTACGGTATTGATCAAGATAGATTAGTTACATTTTTAATCGGAACTGTGATACAATCTATGTATGATAAAAAAGACTGATGATATAATTCAAGAATATGGTATAGATTTTGTTGCAAGATTTGCATGTTTATACGAAGGTGTTAATGTAGCTTGTAGCAGAGCTGAACGAATAGGGTATGATACGGAATTTAGTTCAGCTTGGATTAAACCTACTGCTTTTCAAAAATATGTCGATGAAAGATATTTAGATATGAAGTATGATATTCAACTATATTTGAGAGGAATTGATACAGATGAAATTTATCCCTGGAAAGACGTTTATTAATAGAACTGAAAATAATACAAGATTATTTTCTAGAAATAAGTTATATATTCTTCATGATATTAAAAAACTAGATAGTGGTCAATTTTCTTATACCTTTTTAGTCGATAATAAAAGTAAAGAAATTAAATTTGAATCACTTAAACAAGCTGAAGATTGGTTAGATACTATTTCAATTTAATAGTAATCACCGTACACATCAGTATCATTATTTGACATATCAAATACTTCATCTTTACTAGTTTTATCAGCGTTATATTCTCTGTAATCTTCTCGTTTCTTTAGTGTTTCAGGATTTGAACCTCCTGGTAATCTACCGGCAAAGGCATCTTCATAGACTTGATCATTGGTCAGTGTTTCACCACCTGCGCATAAACCAGCTTGTAAAGTAAATAAATCTTCTGCTGCTATGTCTGATAATCGACTTGTATCAGTAGATAAATCTGCAAATCTAACTTCACTTGAAACATTATTGAAATTTATATTAGGTTCAAAGCTGTAATCTAAGCGTTTTGCTTTCAATAAAAAGACGTAATGACCTTGTAAATTATTAATTTGTGATATGTCTTGGTCTAATTTTTCAGTAATTTCGAAAAATTTAGATTGCCTATTATTAGGTCTATCATTACCGTACTCAGTTAGTTCGAATACATCACCAGCTTTTGGTTCTACTATAGGACCAAATTCAAAATACCTATCATAAACACCTTCTGGTATTTTACCATTTACAATATTATCTGTACCGAATTGTTCGAATACTGAAGATAATGTATAAAATTCATCATAAAATGAAGATATATGAATATAAGCAGTTATATCATCATCACTTTCAAAACCAAATTTAGATAAAGTAATTGCATTTTCATTCAACGTAACTGCCAAAGTAATCCTTCTTGGGTCGGCAAATGTTTGCGTTGGTTGTTCACCGTAGAAGTTATCTGCACTTAATGTATTGTATGTATTAACGTAGTAGTTTACTTTAACCCCGTATTGGTTAATTTGCTCTCTCCACCAATTAGAGAATAGTATACGTTCACTTGCTTGAATTGATTTATCAGTAAATCTATAACAAGTTTCATCGGTCTGTACTAGACCAGGGTAATCACAATTATAATCTATTTTACTCATCGCTCTAAAACAAATTTCTTTAATTTTTTATCGAAATATAACTGTATACCAGTACTACCTAATTTTTTAATTTGACCTTTCATTGGTATTACTTTATATTCTCTTCGTATATAATCTAAATCTGACGTACCACAAACCTTTTTACCTGTACTACCTCTTAATTGTTCGATAGTTTGGTTCTTAGATGGGTCAGTTTTTACATAACCAGGTACAATATTTTCATGCTTTCTAATATAACGACCATCTGAACTACTACCTGGTATAGCTCTTCTATGTCTATGATTGATACCAGGTTTAGTCCCTTGGTATTTATTTTCAAAAAACTTATGAAATTTTATCATAATTATATTTAAGCAAAAAAAAGCGCAACCATATTAATGATTGCGCTATTTATTTTAAATCTACTTTTTATTGAATAAAGTCACCTTGAGTAACTGTACTGTGAACTTTGTTTTGTTTACTTTGAAGTGCTGCTTTTCCATCAGCTAATGGTTTTGGTTCTGCATCTACATACTTTTTAGTTGAATCAGATGCTTTCTTTCCTTTTGCTTTAAGCTTACCAACCTTGTTATGACCAGGATGGGTTAAATTTGTACCAGCCGTGTCAGGTACTGCCTGCAACTCAACTGCTTCCTTATGAGTGTCTTCATCCTCATCTTCATCATCTTCTTCAGCTTCTTCATATGATTGGAAACCTTCTTCACTCTCATAATCTTCTTCTGCATCATCATCATCATCATCTCCCATGGCTGCTTGCAATAAATCGCAAAGTGACTTAGCCATTTCACGGTCAACCGTGATTGTAACTTCGTCTGATTCTGTTTCAGCAACATCGGTATCAATACCAAGTGCGTCTAATTCCTGGGTTTCTTGATCAGAGTGCATTTCTTCACCCATCACATTTTCAAAAAGTTTATCAAAAGTAGATTTCATATAATTATTTATACTCTCTTTTACTTTTTTCTCTATTTTTTTGTTATATTTTTCAGAAGAATAGTCTGCGCTATTATATAATTCGTCTTCCACTCCATTATGTTTAGGGTCTATAACGTTGGAATATGGGTGTTGCGTTTCACCTACATCAGCATTTTCAGGTCCTGACGAATTATTATTCGCAAAACCTTTCTTTATATCGTTTGGCTTAACAGGGGGCTTACCTGGTTTAGTACCCATTTTAGCTGCTTTTACACCAGGTGCTTTTTCAGATAAAATATTATTATTATATGTATCCCATATTTCGGTTAGAGTATTTACTCGAGTCATGTAAATATTTATAGCGAGATGATTAAAAATAAACAAAATTATATGAATAACCCGAATCTACCTACAGTTGGTTCGGAATTTGAGTATACACCAAGCATGGTTCAAGACCTACAAAAGTGTAAGAAAAATATTTTACACTTTGCTGAAAAGTTTTTTTATATTATATCTTTAGACGAAGGTAAGAAGACAATTGATTTACATTATTGTCAGAAAAGAGCTTTACGTAAGATGAGAGATAATCGCTTTTTTATATTACTAGCAAGTCGCCAGATAGGTAAAACTACTATGATGACAATTTATGCTTTATGGGTAGCATGCTTTAATGAAGATCAAAGAATATTAATTGTAGCTAATAAAGAAGGTACAGCATTAGAAATAATGAGTAGAATAAGATTAGCGTATGAAGAGTTACCTAACTGGTTGAAGCCTGGTGTTAAAGAGTATGGTAAAACTTCTGTTTTATTAGCTAACGGTACAAAAATTGGTATATCTACTACAACAGGTACTGCTGCTCGAGGGCAATCAGTTAACTGTTTAATTCTTGATGAGCTTGCTTTTATTGAACCTCACTTGGTTGAAGATTTCTGGAAATCTGTATATCCGATTGTTTCGTCTTCGAAAAGGTCCAAGATTTTTATCGCTTCTACTGCTAACGGTACAGATAATCTTTTCTATAAACTATATACAGGTGCTGAAAATAACGAAAATGATTGGGCTTGTGATAAAATTTTATGGAATGAAGTACCGGGTAGGGATGAAAAATGGAAGAACCAAACTATAAATAGTATTGGTAGTAGAGATGCATTTGAGCAGGAGTTTAATTGTGAATTTATCTCATCTGGAGAAAGTTCAGTTAATGATGAGTTATTTCAAAAACTTAAAAGTAAAACTTCTGAACCATTATTTGTATTTGATGATGGTAAGTATCTTCTTTGGGATGAGCCGACTGAAAACGGTATATATATAGCAAGCGTTGATACTGCTGAAGGTCTAGGTAAAGATGCATCAGTGGTTCAAATATTAGATTATACTGATTTAACTAACATTAAACAAGTAGCAGTATACCATAACAATGAAATATCACCATACAACTTTACTGAAAAGGTTTACGAAATTTTACAACATTGGGGAAACCCATTGGTTTGTGTTGAAAGAAATAATAGTGGTGGTCAAGTAGTTGATATACTAAAAAATACCCATGACTACGAAAATATTGTATCGTGGGGTGGTTCATTAGCCAATAGAAAGAAACAACAATTAGGTATAATTTCACATACTAATACGAAATATAAGGCAGTTACAAATATGCGATATTGGGTTAATGAATTAGAATCGGTTCAAATAAATGATAGTAGAACTGTTAAAGAATTAAAAAACTATGTGAAAGCAGCTAACGGTACATGGAACGCAAAGAAGGGGTATCACGATGATTTGGTCACCTCACTCATGTGGAACTTAATTATACTTGATAATGAGATAGTTGAAACGTATTTTGATGTGGTTAAAAAAGATACAAATAATAGACCATTAGAACTACAACAAATGGATTTTGGTATTAAATATTTTATAGATCCGACTTCTTTATATAGTAATGAAAAAAGCGGGTTAAATAATACACTACCAGTAATTATAGGTAACGCTTCTAATACTAATAGTGAAATAGATCAATTAAATATGCAAGGTTATAAAGTATGGCAACCATAAATCAATCACAGTTCAATAAAAGTAGATTAGATAAGTTTTTACTTGTTTTAAATCTTCCTCCTATTTTAAAAGAAATTAGTGAGCAATATTTGGGTAGTAGAAAAAATACTGGTATAATAGAAAATAGTTTACAGTTTTCTGTATACGGTACAGTTGTACCAGCTATACAAGTGCCGGAAGAAAGCTTATATTATGCAGGTCAATCAATGAAAGTATCGAAACATACAAGGCCAGTTTATGATAATGTAAGTGTTAACTTTACTATTGATAATCAATTTAATAATTATTGGCTATTATATAAATGGCTTGATTTAATGAATGATGAAAAGATTTCTACGTTTAATGGTAAAGATATATTCAAGAAACCTAATATATCTCCAAAAGAACGTAATAATTTCAAAACTCTTACACCTACTGATCTTTATCAAACAGATATTTCATTGTATGCTAAGGATGAATTCGATAAAAATAAAGTTAAATTTGTATTTACTAAAGCTTTCCCAGTCAATTTAGGTAGTATTAATTTTAACTATAGGACCCCTGGAGAGATAGAAACTACTTTAGAGTTTGCATTCTCTCAGTTATTAGTTGAATTGGTATAATTTTTATTCGGGAAGCCATAAATAATAGTATATGGCACGTACAATACAATCTCCCGGTGTAGAAATTAGAGAAATCGATCAATCTATTAGACCTGTGGTACCAGCAGGCACAAACGTTTTAATAACAGGTTTTGCCGATAAAGGGCCGACAGATGAAGTTATTCAAGTAACTTCACGCAGCGAATTTGCTGATATCTACGGCGAACCAACGGTACCAGCAGAATTATATCTATCGAGTACAGCTCGAGCTTTATTTAACAGTCCAGCAAATGTATTTGTTTACAGAATGCCATACGGTAAAGATAGAGGTGTTGGTTTTGGAAATAATTATAGTGTTTTAGCATACCCTGCATCTGCAGTTTCGGTAGGTGGTTCAGCCGCTACTTCGTTATCATCTTTTACTAATACTGGAGCAGCTAATAGTACACGTACAGTATTAATAGGTGAACCTGATCACTTTACAATTGATCAAGATACATATTTTAGAATTCAGCAAAAAAATGGTTTTGACTGGGTAGATGAAACATCATCAAACTTTAATACTTTAGCAAGTCTTGGTAAAGCAGCATTCCTCGTTATCAATAAAGCTCAAACAACGATTGACCAATCTTTTCAAGGTTATTACTTCGGTGCTATTGATAATACAAATTTAAATCCTGCTACAAATTTTGACGGTATTACAAATATTAAGACACTTAATGCAGCAGTAAGCGGTAATATTGGAAATTTAATAACAGAACCATTTATTAGCCTACCATCAACAAGACTCGACAATCTACTTTCAGCAAGATCTGATAATAATGTCGATACATTTGGTGCAAGTGATAATAGTATATCTGAGCAAATGGAAAATCTAACTGATTATGATATTTCAACGAATCAATTTGATGATACATTATCGATTGGTTTATTCAGATTAGGAGTGACACCAAATACTAATAATACAATTAGATTAGCTTTAAATCTTGAAGAAACCGTAGTTGGTTCAACAGATTACCATAGACGTATTAATGACCCACAAGGTGGTGAGCCATTACCATTCAGGGTTGAAACTGATAACCAGTTACCTACGATGGATATTTTGGTTAATGATTTCTTGAGTAACAGAAATAAATCAACATATTTAAATGCAGATGGTATACCTAAGACAAAAATTAGATTTGTAACTACTAAAACGAAAGATTTAAATAATAATTGGGCTACTTTATCTGCAGCATATGGTGCGACGAATAACGCATCATCTCTTAGTCTATCAGGAGTTGTTAATTCAATTCAAACGCAAGCCTTACCAGGTAATACTAATAGCTTATTTGCTCTAGGTTCATATGCAGATACAGATCTTTCTACTAAAGTAATTGGTAATGTACCACAAAAATTAGATCGACTATTAGATACTGTTGAAAATACTGAGAGATTTGATATCGACATTACAGTTGATGGTGGTCTTTCAACAATATATTCAGTATCACAATCATTGAGTAGTGATTCATTCGACGACACAGCAAGACTTTCAGCTATTGATGGTTTTAGAACAACCAGAACTGATAATACAGGTTTGTCGGAGAGTAGTACGTCATTTAGAGGTTATTGGAATGATGTTATAAGTAGATTTTCAACATTTGCTGAATTTAGAAGAAAAGATCATATTTTTATTGCTGATTTACCTAGATCAATATTTGTATCTGGTGAAAGTTTCTTAACTTTACAAGATGGTAATAAGAACTTCTCTAGAGATATACTTAATCCGATAAAAGCATTCGGCTCACAGGTTAATTCAAGTTATGCAGCTACTTACGGTCAATGGATACAAAGTAATGATACATTATATGGTGGATTGGCTTACTGCCCATCATCCGGATATCTTGCTTCAATCATGGCAAATACAGATGCTAATTTCGATCCATGGTTTGCACCAGCAGGCTTTACTAGAGGTAGATTAACAGGAGCAGCAGGTTTAGCATTGTTTCCAACACAGAAACAAAGAGATCAACTATATAAGATATCAGTTAATCCAATTCCATCGTTCCCAGTTGAAGGACCTGTTGTATTTGGTCAAAAGACATTGCAAAAATTACCAAGTGCATTTGATAGAATTAATGTTAGACGTCTATTCTTATATCTTGAAAAAGCTACAAAGAATACAGTTAGAAACTTTATATTTGAACCAAATACATTGCTAACGAGAACCCGAGTAGTTAATACATTAACACCTATTTTTGAAAATGTTAAAAACTCTGAAGGGTTGTTTGATTATTTGATTATTTGCGATGAAAGAAATAATACACCAGATATTATTGATGCAAATGAATTAAGGGTTGATATATACTTGAAGCCAACAAGAGCTGCAGAGTTTATACTAGTTAATTTTTACGCAACAAAGACAGGTACAGATTTTAACGAATTAGTTTAATAACAAAGTCATCTAATTAAATAATTACATGGCAGATACCAAAGTATCAGATTTAACACCAATTACTGTTGCTAATAACAGCGATGTATTATACATTGTTAGAGCATCTGCAGGAGGGACTTCTAATAAAATAACCTTTCAAGATCTACTTAGTGGGGTTAATGATAATATTACTACGTTAACGACAACCGTTAATACAAATCAAAGTACAGTACTTGATCTTTCAGGTACCTTTGAATCTGCTAATATTAACATAGGACCTTTAACAACTACCACTCGAATATTATGTTCAATTCAACTTGGTTTATCAGCTGAATTAGATGAATTATCTGATGATGTTGAAGGTACAATAGGTACAGGTTTATCTCGAACAGTTGCAATTGGTGGTACAACATTAACATTTTTAAGCGGAGTATTAACACAAGTATCGTAAAATGGCAAATAGAAAATTAACAGAATTACCTACCTTATCACCAATTAATTTTGATAGTACTGATTTACTTTATATAGTAGATGTACAAACAGATGCTTCAAAAAAAATTACCTACGCATCATTAGTTGGTAACTCTATAACCGGTTTAATATCATACAATGATAGTAATACGTTAAATATTAATTTTCTATCCGGTTCGATAGATCAAGATAGAGCAAGGCTCAACGCGATTGAAGCCACAGCTGGTGCTGATGGTACTCGTATTGATAGTATTTCCGCTGCAGTTAGTAAGAATATAACTGATATACTTACAGTTTCTGCCTTAGCCATAGCTGGTGATAATACATTAGCTTTAAATGCATTAAGAACAGATGTTAATGTAATTAGTTCTGTACAACTAGGGTTGTCTGCAGAATTGGATGAATTATCTGATGATACAGAAGGTTTGCAATCAGTACTTGCTACAGCGTCTGCTTTAGGTTTAACTAATGAAACAGGACTTGCCGCAGTCAGTTTGAGCGCTGACGCGCTTAGTCTGAGCGCTAGCTCCTTTAACATGGTAGCAGCTGCTAGTAGTGATTTATCTGCTAGTCATACTTTTAATGTAAACTTAGGCGGTACAACATATAAAATATTATTACGCCAAGCTTAATTAAAGTTGGTATAAATGAATAAATATTAATAACCATGGCACAGACTAGACAAACAATACAAAATTTTTATACGCAAGCACAAACAAAAGACTTCGCTAGAAATAATCTATTCAGAGTTTTAAATATAAACTTCGGCGGAGGTACAGATATTAGTTTTGATGAAGATGATTTAATTTATGCTAAAACAGCTAACCTACCAGGTAAAGAAGTTACTTCTCAGACAGTACCATATATGGGGTTAGATTTTAATGTACCAGGTGTAACAAAATATACAGGTAGTGATGGTTATACTATTACTTTTAGATGTGATGAAAGCTACGAATTAAGAAATAGATTTTTACAAGTTTTAAATGATACTTTTGATGATGCTGATAGTACTGGTAATTACTTTATGCCTACTGCTGATAGTGTAATCGATTTAGCTTTATTAGATAAAGAATTGGACAGAGTATCTCAATTTCAACTAGTTGGAGTTGCAATTAAAAGTGTTGGTGAGTTAACTTACGATGTGACTGCTGAAGGCACTGTTCAAGATTTCGACGTAACAATTACGTATCACTACTTTAGACAAACAGCTTAAAACATAAGTTAGTTCTAAAAAGCTCTCCTCGTGAGAGCTTTTTTTTGTATAAATATATTTAAATGCCTACTAAAATATTAAATTCTGTTAATAATGCTATACGAGGGGTAACAAACCCGATTAATAGTATAGTGGGTGGTACTTTAGCGCAACCTGGTTTATCATTATTTGGTACAAATTTACCCGGTACACCTTTAGTAAGTTTTAGAGATTCATTCTTACGTAGTTTAAGTCAATGGAATACATCTATACCTTTAAATACACAATTTATTGTTTTAATAGACAATTTTCCTCTAGGTTTATCTACTCAAGTGTTAAGAGATCTAGAACCTGTGGTTAATTCAACCGGGTTTGATATTAATTTAGCCAAAGAAACTACTTCTAATTTTAAAAATCAGGGTATGGTTGGTTGTATTTTTGCAAACCAATTTAATATTCCTGATGATCAAGTAGAGGCAGATAAAGCTACTATACTTAATAATAGAGGATTTATACCAGGTTCAGTGATGAAAAATAGAAGTAATTTTGGTAATTTTAATTTAAGTTTAAGAGAGACTAATACTTCATTTGTTGATTTTGTAATTAGACCCTGGGTTATTATGGCATCTCATTACGGTCTAGTAGCTAGAAACCCTAATGATTTATCTGAAAGATTAAAAAATCCAAAGACTAATTTAACAGTAGTCCAATATACGAGAAGTAAAGAAGGTTTATCTCAAATACCAAGAAAAACATGGAGATTTTATAATTGCGTACCTACATCTATCTCTACTAGAGATTACGCTAATAATGAAGAAGAAGGAGTTAAAAACTTTAATACAACTTGGACATTTGATAATTACGAAATAAGTAGTAATTTATATCTTAGTGTTACTGAGATGTTAAAAGCTATTAATCCTTTATTTTAATGAATTCATATTATTTCGACGACTACAAGATAACTGAACTTAGTTATTTTGAATACAAAAATCTAGTTAAAAATTTAATATCAGCTGAAGATCATAGAGTAGTAGATATATTTGAAGAAATAATAAATAATAAAGTCGAAAGCAAAACTGAATTAAATATAGGTAATAAAATAAAAATATTATTACTATTAAGAAGTATTACTTTAGGAGAAGAAATAGAGTTAAATTTAAATAATAAACTATTTAAATATGATATTAATAAAATTGTCGATAGTATTAAATTTAAAACTGAACAATTTAAATACAGATCTTTAATATTCAATGCACCAAAAAAGATTCATTATAAAAGTAAATTTGAATGTTTAATTGACAATTTTTATAGCTTTGTAATTGATGGTAAAATAAAAATTATAGAAGAATATACATATAAACAGAAAGAGATATTACTGCAAAATTTAATAGGTTTTGAAACCAAAGAATTAACTAATGAATTTAATGAGTATATATCAAATTTTTGTTTGAAATATATAGATGATGCTGAAATAAATTTATACGATATTAATTTATTAAAATTTATAAAAAGTTTATTTCAAATCGATCTTAATGAAATGTATGATATAGAATATAATATAATGAACCATTTAAAATTTGATCCAGCAGTTTTTAACATGTATGGTTTACCAGAATTAAGAATTTTTCTTAACAAATTCATTAAAGAGCAGGAAGAAAGTAAAAAACAAACTAGTGGTAATAATGGGTTAACTTTATAAATAACAGTATGGATGATAATTTTAATTCACTTTTAAAACAGATAGAGTCAAATAAAAAGAACGTAGTAGCCTACTCACCGACTCTACAAGATGATATTGAATTAAAATCGTTAACAGTTGACCAACAAAGTGTTATTTTGGATTCAATATCCGATATATCATTATTGCAGGTAAATCCTATATATCTAATTATTAAGTTTAATACTAATTTTAATAATATTATCAAACAAAATACTGATAATGAAGTTTTTGAAAAAATGACTTCAGTTGATAGAGCAAATATTATCATCTCATTTAGGAAAGAAATCTCAGATGAAATTGAGCAAGATGATGAAATTATAGATTTATCAAAGATTTTAGATCGTAATAAATCTATAGATATTATTGATTTTAACGAAGTTATTGAAAAAGATGGTTTTAAATTTAAAGTATCAGTACCATTGTTAAGTGAAGATACAATAGTAAATAAGATTTTATCTAAAAAATTAAAGGATAACCCATCGTCAAGCAATTTAGTAAGTGATATTTATCTATATGAAATTTTAAAATTTGTAGATTCAATACAATTTGAAGATAATGAAGAGGTTCAAATTAAAAAAGATTTTAAGAACTTACAGCTTTTAAAGAAAATTAATCTTTCTACACTTAGTCCAGTTATTAAGTTTATTGAAAAGGTTAGAAGCTATGAAGAAGAATTTATAACGGTTCCTAGTAGCCAAGATAAATTATTACTTACACCAGATTTATTTGTAATATAGTGGTGTAATTAAATATTTATATGGCCGATGTTACAATCTTAGAAGCTATATCTTTATTAACAAAAGTATCTGCAGATTCAAGCAGTATGATAAAGAAGCTATCTGATAGGATAGATAATGGTAGTACAGTTTCTAAAGGTAAAAAAGAAAAAAAAGAGCTAGTGCAAAAAGCTTCCCCGGTAATAGTAACTGATTTTGGTAAAGCAGCTGAAAAGGACCTAGCAAGATTAGGTGGTAATGCTGAAAAAGAAAGACAAAACACTGAAAAAGAAAAGAATAAAAATAGTAACCTTTTAAAATTATTAGGCTTAGCAGGAGCAGCTGCACTAGCAATGAAATTTCTTTTTGATGGTGAAGGTTTTACAGGCTTAGTTCAAGGCTTTCAAAATGCAGTAAAAACAGTGACTAAATTTGCTAGTAAAGTAAAGGGGCTTGTTGATGATATTGGTAAAAGACTAGGTACATTTGCAGATGACGTTGGTAAAAGGGTAGGAACTTTAGTTGATAATATAATGGCTAAGACAGGTCAGTGGGCCGCTAAAGCTAAAACCGGTATTAAAAATGCTATGGATGATATCGGTAAAAAATTAGGTAGTTTTGGAGATGAAATAGTTAGAGGAGCGCAGAAAGCTATTAATAGTGTTAAAAATGTAGCTGGTAGAGTATCATCAGTGACTAAATCAGCTGTTACTGGCGTTGCCGGCGGGGCTACCGATGATGTTTTAAAAACTACTGCAAAAGTTGCTGCTAGAACAACTGGTAAAGGAGCAATAAACGCCATGACAAGTTCAATTTCACCGGGTATTCAAACACCGGGTAAACCAACAAGAACTGGAGGAGCTAGCCCAGTAAAGCCTGGTGGTCCAAGTAGACTTGATAATATAACGAAAAGATTAAAAGGTTTATTAGGTAAAATTAAACCTTTAAAACTTATGAAAGGTCTTTTAAAGAGTCCGTTTTTAGCTCCAATAGTTGAAACGTTTTTTACTATGGGCGACGTAAAAGGCTATGTTAAAGATTACGGAGCAGGTGAATTGTCATTAGATGAATTAAATAACAAGACTGGTACAAGATTAATACAGTCTATTACAGCATTATTAGGAGGGGCCGGTGGGGCTATGTTAGGTGGTATTTTAGGCTCACCTATACCGCTTGCAGGAAATATCGCTGGGGCTATTATTGGTGGTATTCTAGGTGATGTTGGAGGTAGATTTGTAGGTAAATTATTAGCACCTGCTTTAGGTAAAAACGTATCAGGTTTAGGTGAATTTGCTTTATCATCACCACTATTTAAAATGCCAGAAATGGAAAATATTGAAGATGGTATTATTACTAGGAAGGGTAAAGTTATAAAACCATCTGCAGATGATACAATATACGCGATGAAAGATGGTGGACCTTTAGGAGAAGCGTTAAATAAAACCCCTAAAATGTTAGGTAGTTTAATAGATGTAGAAATAGATAGTCTTAAATTAATGCAGGAACAAAACTCATTACTTAAAGCAATTCTTGAAAAAACTGGTAGTATATCCCCTGCAGTTAACATGCAAAACAATAAACAAACAAATTTTAACCAAAGTGGAGATACATTTAGATCTCTACAAATGGGATATTAAATTTGACTATAATTTTCCACCAGGATTAAATATTTATAATGCCTGACTTATACAGCTTTACGTTTGATGAAGATCAAATTTTACCAATACTAACAAGAGGTGGTGCAAATACAATAAACCCCTTTAGTTATACAGGTGATGGTAGAATATATGGTAAGATTAATAATAACTCTACAGACCCTATCGATGTAGTAACTGACTTTCCTTGGACTAAAAGCCCAGCAACTTCAAGACAAGATGTACCGACTGTATATATAAAAGAAAAGCGATTATTAACTAACTCAACCTTGGCTAACTTCTTTTATAGTATATTAGCAGGAGCTGAAGTATTAGAAAGCGGTGCAGAGCGAATACAAAGCGGTACCATACAGGTAGGTGGCAATTCTCTTAACGTTTTCGATACATTAAGTGCTGCGGGTGTATCATACCCAGGGGTACAAGAAGCATTAGCTGATAAAGCTGCAAAATTTGGTACTGACGTTGAAAAGTATAAAGAGATGGCTACTGGGTTTCTTGATCAAGGTAATCAAAAAGATAATATATTAAAACCCTATAACGGGTTATATTATACTGAAGATACAGGTTTTAAATATTTTTTACCTTACTTAAGTGACAATTACTTGGATAATAATAATACATTTTCTGATGATTCACAAAAATTAGCAAGTTTAGAAAATATATCACAAACATTAGCAAAAGGTTTTGATGCAGTAAGAGGAGTTGCTTTTATGGATAAACCTGGTGTTTATGTTGAACAAAGTAAACAATTTCAGTTTGGCCAAGAAGGTAAAAGTTATGATATAACATTCCCGCTATTGAATACTGGTAATTATGAAGATATCAAAAGGAATTGGCAATTAATTTTCGGGTTAATATATCAAAATAAACCAGGTCGTATTAATAGAAACTTACTTGAATTACCAGTTATATATGAATTTTTTATAGAAGGTATGGCTTATATGCCATATAGTTATATATCCCGGATTCAAGTAGATTTTATTGGTAATAGGAGAACGATGGGTATCGAAATACCTAGTTTTAACGATACCAGTGGTAATGAGTCATTAAATGACCGTACTACTATTAATACTATTATACCAGATGCGTATAACGTTAATATAACTTTTGAAGGTCTTAATAAAGAAACAAAAAATTTCTTAATACGCAGTTTAGGTAACCCAATAATTAAAGTTAGAGAAAGGGGAGTAGTATAATGGAAGGTAATTATCAAAATAATATAATTGATCTAAAAAATTTAGATCTAACAAGATATGAAAATATATTTAAAGTTTACGGTACAGGAGATAAAAACTTTTATTTTTATAATATAAATAAAAAAATATCTATACCAGATGATATGGATGAGAGATTATTCTATCACGTAGTTTTACCTAAAGGCATACCATTAACAACTTTATCTTATAATGCATACGGTACTATCGATTTATGGTGGTTAATACTAATATTAAATAATATTACTAACCCAGTTAAAAAACTACCAGATGGTCAAAAAATAAGACTCTTAAAACCACAATATATTGAACAAATACTCGATTCAATCGAAAGTCAGTTATAATGAGAAGTGATTATATTAGAAATAATTTAAACGGGGCAGAAGCTAAAGCTAATTCATATAAAATTGATAATCAATTTTACCATATAAGAGCTGTTTTAGTAAATCCGGATGGAGATAGAATAGATTTAACGAAAGGTGCCCTTTATAATATTTCATTAACTGATGATTTATTTGATCCGTTTTTAAAAGCAGAAATAACGTTATATAATGATAACCATACGATTGAAAGGACGGTACCTACTTCTGTAAATTATCAAAACGGTTATACGTTTAGAGGAGATGGTAGAGATGTTTTATTTTTAGAAATTATACCTTTAAAGAGTACAAAGAAAGATTATAAATTAGAAGAATCAGCGGAATATAATACAGTTTTTTCATTAAGAAATCTATTTACAGTAATTGAAGATACCGATGTTAATATTGATGGTGTATTATATAAGAGATTAAAATTATATGATTTAGATAAAAGGAAATTATTAGAAAAAAACGTTTATTTTAACTCAATTAATACAATAAATTTCAATGAAAGTAATACATTATCTGGTGTACCACTCTTTAACTTAGATAATAATGAAAGAGCTAATAATACAGGTATAATGTTGAGAGAATTATTAAAATTTACATTAAAACAAGGAGATGATGATATTTTTTATATCGATAGGTCTTCTAGCGGGACAAGAAATATAAATTATATCGATTTTGAAAACGGTGCAACTTCTGTAAATTATAGTAGTAATACATATAAAAAAGCAATAGATGATTTTAACTATCTATATGATTTGCATGTTAGTAATTCAGACTCTAAAGATTTTAGTATACTAAAAAAGGATTATTTTACTGGTAAATATACATTAATAAATACAAAAAGTTTTTTCGATAGAGCTAATAATGGAAATGAAAACGGTCCATTTACAATTGAAAGGATTAATATTTCTGGTGCTGGTAATAATAAAGTAAGTAATCAAGGAGGTAAAGCAGTTAAAAACACACCTCAATTTAATGAGAAAAGTCAAGCATTAAACGTTAAATTTTTTAATACTAGTTTCGATATATTAAATGAAAAGGTTAATACTAAAATAGTACATGAATATAATTTTGAAGATAAAACGTTTAATATTCTACAAAAAGATAGTAATATAAATAACTCAAAAGAAAAATTTGATAGTTATTATGTACAAAATATGAGAGGTGAAAAACAACCTTACCCATCTCAAATTAACACCAATCTTAAAAAATTAAATTTTAACTACGAAAATGTTTATAATTTATACGGTGACAACCAAGATATAAGGTTAAGTAAAGGTTTAAATAAACTTCTAAAAAATACTATAATGTCTAACTTAGGGGTTGAAGTTACAATAAAAGGCCAAATGCAAAGAAAAGCTGGTAAGTTTGTAACTATCGATCGATCTAGTTTAGACCCAAAAAATAAATTTGATGATAGATTTCTCGGTACATATTTTATAATTAATATTGAACATACCTTTATAAGAGATGATCTATATATTAATAAGTTGTTTGCAGTTAAAACTTATTATTTTGATGATTTAAAATTTAACGAAGATTTAGATTAATGGCTACTAATAAAAAAAATATTTTACCTGAACTATCTGATACCATCATAAATGGTAGTATCGATTTCTATGAAAGCAGTGAAGAATTGTTAAACATTTTTAAAGATACATCATTAGATGTTGTTAACTTTTTTATTAAATTAGATGAAACAAGAAGTTCAGATAATGCTCTCAAAGAATTAACTCAGAAATATATTGATTTAAATAATAAAAAATTATTAGTAAACAATGTCGAATTACCTAATAATTATAAGTTATATTTAAATGAAAAGTTTCAAAATTTATTATATATTTTTAAAGTATTTGTATTAAACAATGTAGATGACAAAGAAAAAAGTGTTTTTTCTAATTATTCTGATGATATAGGAATGACTTTAGAAATTAATCACAATTTAGGTTTATCGAATACCCCAATATTTGATATTTTTTATAATTTAGAATCCAATGGGTCTCCTATTACGATTCCACCTATAATGTACAATAAAGTAAGTAAGACAGTATTGAAAAACTTTAAAAAAATGTCTTTAAAAAATGATGCTTTATTAAAAAGAAATATGCGAAATATAGCAGGTTATGGTATTAAAAATATTTCTAAAACTGCTCATGGCTCTAATTTAGTTTATGATAATTTTATATCTGTAACTAAAAAAGAGATTACTAATGCAAAGACAAGTAAAATAATTCAAGTTTTTGGTGACAACCTAGGTGATCTGATTACGTTCTATAAAAATTTAAATATACGTCAGCAACCTGATAATAAAGCATATTTAGTTAGTTATGAAAATAATATTGAAGGTGTTCAAAACGTTTTAGATATCTTCAATAATAATATGTTCTCAACCACTACCATTAATAAGCCATTTTCAGGTTATTGAGTAGTTTCTACATCAGCATCTATTACCTTAGCATCATCTAATAATTGTTTTAACAATTCTTCTCTGTTTATAGTAAGCCCTACCCTCTCATTACTATGATCTTGTAATTCTTTCTTACTTTGTATATCCATTTCCTTTACTTGTATTTTAGCTTCATTTGCTTTATCTTGTAATAGAATTTTGTTTAAACTTTCAATAGCCGAAGCAGACGCTCCAATTAGTTTACTTAACGCATCGACATCTTTTGCATCCGGCGCTGAAGTAATAAATTGCTTTACATCCTCAACATAATCAACACTACCTTTAATTAACTTTCCGGAATACTGCAATAGAAAATCTTCTAAATTTTCTTTATCTAAATTTAATTCTGGCTTGTCAAGTTCCTTTCTTGCGACATTAACTCCTTTTAATTGCGAAAGTAAGTCATCTACTACAATATCTACATCATCATTCATTATCAAATATTTATTATAAAAGTTGAATAATTAAACTAATATAATATAATAGAGATATGGAAGAAGAAGTTATAATTAAATTTGTTAAGACGCATCCTGATGCTAAACTACCTACCAAAGCCCATAACGATGATAATTGCTTTGATTTATATTGTGTTGAGGATACTAATATAAAGCCGAGTAAGTGTAATCCAATTGGAAATGTAGAAATAGCCAGTGGTGTTGTACCGGTAGGTATTAAAGTAGCATATATTACACCAGGTTATGGGTTTGTTATTAAACCTAAATCGGGTCTTGGTTTTAAACATAACTTACAACCGCATTTAGGTGAAGTGGATAATGGTTATAGAGGGGATTGTGCAGTAAAGATGTATAATTTTGGTGATAAAAGATATGTATTTGAAAAGGGTGATAAAGTAGCTCAGATTAAAATTGAAAAAGTTTACGATACTACTATTAAGTGGGCTGATGAAGTAGAAGAAGCCAACCGTGGGGATGCTGGCTTTGGTTCATCTGGTAAATAATAGGAACTATGATATAATAAATTATGGGAAAAGTAACAAGACAAAGAATAACTGAAAAAAAAGTCGGTAATACGAAGGTTAGGAAAACAGTAACTGTAACTATAACAAAGCCAACTAAAAGAAAAAAATAATGTTTAATAACTTATATGTAGAAAAGTATAGACCTAAGACGTTATCAGATTTAGTATTATCTAAAAGTAATAGAAAGTATTTTGAATCTATTACTGAAGAGATACCAAACCTGCTTTTCGTTGGTACTCCTGGATTAGGTAAGACTACATTAGCTAGAATATTAGTAAATGATATATTAGAGTGTCAATACCTTTATATTAATGCCTCAGATGAAAATGGTATAGATACTATACGCTCTAAGGTAGTTGGCTTTAGTCAGACTAAGTCTCTCGATGGGAAACATAAAGTAGTCATCTTAGATGAGGCTGATGGTATTACCCTAGACGGGCAACGCGCACTACGTAATACAATGGAAGAATATAGTGGTATGACTCGGTTTATACTAACAGCAAATTATAAGCATAAAATAATACCTGCTATTCAAAGTAGAACTCAATTCTTCGACCTAATGCCGCCGTTTGATGATGTCGTAAAACGTGTTATTAATATTGTCAAGCAGGAAGGTATCAAGATTGAAACTGATCAGAAACCTAATTTTGTCAATGTAATTAAGCAAAGTTACCCTGATATTCGTAAGGTATTGAATAGTATTCAAAAAGCTACTATTGGTAATATCTTTACAATTGACCATAGCGTAGATAGTAAAGATATTGTTATTGTTATACATAAGCATGTTACATCTAACGATTCTTTAAAGCTTAGAAAGTATCTAATCGAGAATGAAAACGAATTTCAGGGTGATTATCATAACTTAATGAAGCAATACTTGAATTATGTTTATACTTCTAGTTTAGATGACAATAAAAAACGTCAATATATAGTGACTATTTCAGATCACATGTATAAAGACGTATTTGTATTAGATAAAGAGATTAATGCTTTTGCTTGCTGGGTTAATCTTGAAAAGATTTAACCTTTAATTGGCATATACTGCGAAGTATAATTTTCATTAACTGCAGGAGATGGTGTAACTGGCTGAGAAGGAATCTTAGTATTTACTCTAGGATTGGAACGGGCTGACTTCTTAAGACTATCACCTTGTTGTGTCATAGTTTGTTGCTCGTTTTCATCTTCTTCATCAACTTCTTTAGGGTCAATTTGAACCTTATTATCATACGTATCTGAATCAGGTACTGGGTGTCTATTGATACCTGAATCAATTACTTCAAGCATATCACCAGGAACGGTTATTTTACCTTGATTATCATATCTTCCATTTGTTAACTCTCTAGCAACTTCAACATTGAAAGATGTACCTCGATTATCACTGTTACCAGGTCCTGGTGTACCGGTGGTAGTCTTAATATTAACTGCATAGTAGTTTTTATCAGAATCGAAATAACTATCAATGTATTCCTTTACCTGGTCTCTAAGACCTTTATAACTATCTAAACTTTTATATCCATTAACTAGTTTAACTACATCTCCGGTTAGAATACCTCCATTAGAATACCTTTCAATAGTATTTTCGATTAACTTTAAGAATTTACGTGCCATAATATAATTATATTTATGTTAGCTGTAAGTTTTTTCTATCATTTTATAGCGAAACTATATTAGTTTAAAGAAGTATTATGTATAAATATTCATATGTCATGGTTGTTTACAGCAAGTAGTATTATTATTAATCTATCATCAGACGCAAGTTACGGTTCCCCAGATTTTTCTGGTAACAACCCTACTATTAATTTATCATTAAACGCGAATTACGATATAAATATACTACTTAATACGTTTAATACCGCTTTAAGAAACGGTATAACTGATCAAAGTGCAGTTATAGGGGTGTATAACAACAACCCAGCATCTGGAGTTACTAGTAAAACATTAATGTGGACTCCAAAAATACCTGGTACATATTATTATGTAAATACTAATAACACATCAATTAATGGGCAAATTATAGTAAGCTAATGAATTATAAAGAATTAAAAGAAAAATTATCAAAGGTAGATCTACTATCAGCGTATCCGTTTATAAACAATTATGGTATATGTACTAAAACTAATAAAGAAACTGGTAAGGATGAGCTAGTAGTAGAATTTGGAGTAAGTGTAAAAATAAAATTTGATGAAATCAACGGTAAATATATGTTACCAAGGAGTTTATCTGCATACGGTATCGATATAAAAACCAAAATAAGTCAAGTAGAACAAGCTAGCATTAATTTTACTAGTGATAAGGATGAAGCTATAAAATATTATGAAAAGGTAGGTATAAATTTAGAACAAAGTTATGATTATATGCAATTGCAAACTGTTTATAATAATTATCAGGATGCTTTAGCTGAAAATAGCATGTTATCTGCAGAGATTAGCTATTCATTTAACCCATTAAGTCAACATGTTGACCCCATTAAAAGAAATAGGCAGAAAGCAAGACCTCTTTCAGGTGGCTGTTCATCAATATTTTACGGTAGTGGCAATTCATCCGACGCTACTTTTGGTTTATTTGTTAGAGATAAACAAGATAAAAGAATTGTAGCTTTATCAAATAGCCACGTTTATTCAAGAAGTTTACTATTGGGTGAGGAAGCCCTCGCAAGTGGGCAAGCAAATAATATGCTAGTTTTATCAGCTCGACAACCAGGTAATGCTTCATATAACACTTATGGTAGTACTGACCCAGCAGTCGACCATATAGGTATTCCAAAAAGAACTAGCCGTCTTTCATTACAAGGTAGTAATAAAATAGATGCATGTATACTTGAATTATCTAGTTATAATGATATAGATGCTACTTCTAATAATATTATATGGTTTAAACAACGTGGACCATATGAATTTGCTACTACAGAAGAAATAGATTCATTAATAGATCCTGCTTCTATAAACTACCAATCTCCTGTTTTTAGAAGTGGTAGAACCCTTGGACCTTTAGGTTACCCGGGTAGTGATCATGAAAGCTTCAGTAGTACTAGACCATCGTCAAGTACTTCAATAATTTCTTTAAATGAAACATTAACGACAAATGAAGGGTTTAATACATTAACTAACGGTGTAAGTTCTGTATATTTTAGTTCGTATGTGTCTATGTCAATACCTACTCAGGCTACTTTAATATATACAACAGCAGATGAAACAAGCGCATTTATTGTTGGTTATAAAAATTATTATACTGGAAGTAATTCATTATTTTCTACTAGTTATAATGATTATTCGCCTGAATTAACTATAAATGACCCAGCTGGTATTAAAGACATATCTATTTACCATGCCTACTTTGGAAGTGCATACATTAATAAGTTAGGTAAAATTTATCATAATCGGCAGTTTTTATCCAACATCGTGAGGACCATGTTTAATTTGTACATTACACCTATTTCTGACAGGATACCATTTGCAAACCCCAATCCAACTATTTGGTCCCCTGTATCATCAAATAATGGTGATATCTTTGCAAAACCCACTAAAAAATCTTGTTTTACTGGTCATGGTAGTTTTGCTTTAACTGAAGATAATGAACTATGGACACTAGGTGCGAATATTTGTGTAACAGCGAATGGGGATACTTATTATGGCGCACCAAGTGATACCCCATTTACCTCTAAGTCTAGTTTGAGATTTAGTGTTTGTGGCTTACCATATCAAGTAAATGATAGGGAAGAAATAAGACAATCGATACAAAAATTTACTAAAATTCCAGGGGAATGGATTGATTTTGGTTTTCATTTTTCCAGCTCTTCAGATACGTTTCTTTACGCTATTTCAGCAAGCGGAGATTTATTTGCAGCGTATTTTAGCGTTGAGGCATCACAATATTATCATACGAATGACATGAGTCCGATGCTTTTTAATGGTTCTATACAAACCCCTCCACAATTAATTATATCGAGTGATAGTTGGTCACTTTCATGCTCACCGGACCTATCACACACTAAAATACCATTAATAGTAGATGGTGAAAATATTAAAATTAAAAAAATATTTACCAATACTAGTAGTGATGGTGACTTAGGTTCTTCGGCGAAGGAACCATTACTCTTTCAAACTGAAGACGATAAAATATTAGTTTTTTCAAAACCGACTACTAGCAGTTCTACTTATGCAACTGGGTATTTAAAATATGATGGTGATGATATTGTAGTAACTGGAAAGACTGAAACTATTCATGGTCGTGGAACGTCGAACCAAACTATGACTATATTATCAGGTAATAACATATATAGTATTGGAGGGTCTAGTAGCACGCTGGCCGCGGCAGTGGACGAAGGGACTTGGATCAGTACACTGGGGGACGGTAAAGATTATGATATACAAACTTTATTACCATATACTAACTATTTTGATTTAAAAAAATGGGATAATATGCCACCTAATAACTGTAAAAATGCATGTGGTTCGATAGGGTACCTGGCATCGCTCCGAGGCAGCAATGCGAATAGTTCAAATTTCGAAGGTGATTACGGTGCAACGATAATTTATACAGATGGTATTGGTCTATCTGGTATTGGTTATGGGCCAAGTGGTATTTTAGGTTTATATGATACCCCACAACGTGATGAGATTATTATGTCATCAGTTAATCGCTCTATTAACGTTAGCGGGTTTACAGCTAGCGGTGGGGCATTACTGGTTGCCGAATGTTTAGATTTTAAAATGAAACATGAAAATGGAGCGGCCGCGGCTGGCGGTGATTCAGGTACAGCTGTATTTGCTTGTTTAAGTTCAACAATACCGACTCTAAGCACATTTAAACTTGTTGGTTTATTATTTGCAAGCCCGGCATCTACTTACCTATCACCTGGATATGGTGTAAGAATTGATAATATTCAAAATGAATTGGATATAGAACCGTGGGATGGAATTATTTAAAAAATGAAAACAAAAACTAATATAATTAGTTTAGACAATCAAACGTCGAATGTATACAAAGTTACCCTTTCTGGTCGTGAATTTACTGCTGTAGGGGTTACAGATGACCATACTTATGCTAATGTACCATCTCCAGATGTCGGTGAACTAGTTGCTACCTATAATATATCTGTTGCATCATCTGTAAATGAAGGTCAATCGTTACCGGTGACTGTGACGACGGCAAATGTTGCAGATTATACATTATTAAGTTGGGCAGTTACAAATACAGGAAACGGTGATTTTGTAGCTGAATCAGGGGTTTTCTTTATTAACAGTGATACTGGTAGTTTTTCAATAACCCCAGTATTAGACTTTACTACAGAAGGACCGGAGACTTTTATCATAACTATTAAAAGTTTTGAAGCCGGTTACCCGGTAGTTGCAACATCACCATCTATAACTATAAATGATACTAGTATCACACCTGAAACACCATTACCTACTTATAGCATAGTTGCAGCTGCCAGTAATGTTGATGAAGGTAGCAATTTACCGATTAACGTTACTACGGCAAATGTTGCAAATGGTACAACTTTATATTGGTCATTCGGAGTGATTCAATCACCTATCAATGACCAAGATTTTGATGTTTCTGCCGGTTCAGTAACTATCAACAATAATTCAGCTAGTTTTAATATAATTCCAAATTTTGATCAATTAACTGAGGGTGTTGAAACGTTATTCGTTTTACTAAGATTGGATAATTCAACTAATGGTTCGGTGGTTGCAAATACGGGGTTAATTCTTGTTAATGACACTAGTCTTACTCCTGCTCCGGAGGATGGGACACCAGAACCAGAAGAACTTGATGTACCAGCTCCTACCCCTAGGGGCGCACTAAAACAAGTACCCGTTGATTCCTCATCAGACGATACAATTCAAACTAGTACTATAATTGATATATTTGCAAATTTTGATACTACTGCAGTGACTGACCCTGAAAGAGAATATTATAACTTACCAAGAAATGAATTACCTGTGTTAAATCAGGTTACTGCTAGTACAAGAGTTATAATTACAGAAAATCCACCGGTAGATAAGTTAGTATTTTCTACCACTGGTATCGACGGTTATGGTTATAATGACCCTACTTTTAATTTCGATTCTAATTATTTTCAGAATCAAATTATATATTTTACCGTTAGAGTTAAAACTTTAAACAATTACCCAGCAAAATATCTTAATAATTTAGTTCTTGGTAATGGTTCTCAAAATAATACAATATCTATAGATTTGCTCGATGAAAATAATAATTCTTTGAATGCTACTATATCTAGTGATTTTGGAATATTATCAGCTGATATAAATGGTGGTTTCTTTAAAGGAGCATTTCAATATAATGGGCAAAGTAATAACATTAAATTAAGAGCAAAAGCGACTACAAACAATGTACCGTTAGTTGGTGATAGTAACACGTTTAATATTGTACCGGTAAGTGGTAGTAAAGAATTTCGTAAGGTAAATGAAGATAATAATCAAAAAGATAATTTTATAAGCTATTTATACCAACCTAATTTAAGGGATAATCCTAAATTCTTTACTGATATAATAGGTCAAATCGTAGGAGATGATAAAGACCCAAATACATTAGGTGTAAAAGTTTATGAAAAAATATCTAACTTTTTATTAAATTCTAATGATATAGATTATGCTAATATTGATAATTTAATTAGTAGTATGAAATTAATTGATAGTAATGTTAATAAATTTTCTGAAAACTATCCAGCTAGTTTAAAACGTATTGTAGATTTTTTCAGCGTTAATAGATCCAAAATATTACCTATAAAAAATAAATTTAATCAAGATTTTGATAATAAAGGCCGGCCTAGCTCTGGTTTAGGTAAAAATTTAGGTAGCGAAATAAAAATTTCTGATACATTATCAGGTGGTGATAATTTTAAACCTATAGTAGCATATGAAAAATTCAGTCAAAGATATTATATGTTAAATACTGATCCAACTAGTGGTTATGATTTTAGATATCTAGGTAGTAATCGTACTTTTGAAATATCTTCCTACAATATAGATTGGGGATGGAGTTTAGTTCTACCAGATGGTGTAGGAGATTTTACATATATGCTAGATATTAGTGGTAATAATTTGGTTTTAGAAAATAATTTTAGAATTCTAAATGAAGATAGGGGTTTAGAAACGAGCCAAATATCGAAATATTATACTTTCTTTCAGTATATATCAACAGTTAATAATAGTAATATATTTGCATTTTATGACGATGCAAACTTAAATTCAAATAGTGATATATCATCTTTAAGTGCTATAAACAATAGTATTGATGAAATTATATTAAAAGATATATATTCTGGTACAAATTTAATTTAATTGAATTTCAATACTTTAGTTTTAAATACATATATGGAAATTGATATATAATTTTCATTATAAATATTAATAGATGTCTTTATCACCCACATATCAAAATTTAAGTGCTTTATCACCTTTATACTTTAAAGATTCTGATAATAAACTAGAATTTATTAATCAAGATAAATTTACGTTACAAGGTCTAAATTTAGTAACGTATAATATTAATAAAAGTGCTAATGATAGTTTTATAAAAAATTATTCAGTTAATAATCTTATTAAAGATAAAACCTCTAATGATCTATTTAATTTAACTAAAAAAATATCTGTTCAAGATTTAAATACTAAATTAAATTTTAAATCTACACTAAGTGCTCTAAGTGCTGGTTTTTTTCTTCAAACTATCACTACTAATGATGATAAGATCTCACCAATTTCATTTAATATAGATATAGAAAATTTACCTGGTAGTAAATTTTTAGTAGATTTTATAAACAACGAGTTTTGTACTGTATCTCTTTTTGATGGTAGGGTTCCAAAATTCTTATTTGATGGTGATGGTACACCTAATCCTGGTGGAGGTAAGTCATTAGTTTTTAAATTTTTAAATAGTACATTTCTACCATTAACATCAAACTATTATTTTAATTATTTTTACGATAGTGTAAATCATAAATTAAGATTATATAAAAATGATGAGATTGTTACTACTACAATAACAATGTTAACAACAAATGCTACATCAATATCTAGTGGTTCTGATGGTTATCAAATATTTGTTAATACAGTATTATCAGCATTTGTTAATTCAATAGGACTTCTACCAGCAAATGAAGAAAGAATATTAAATGGTACAATAGAGGTTGGTAATGAAATAAAATTATTAAACAGTGATAATATTGATCAATTTATATATTATGATTTTCAAGACAATTATAAACTTTCAAATGATACAATTAGTGGCGTTAAATATGATTTTTTAACTTATTATACTTACTCAAATGTAATAACCGGTGATAAAAATTATGCAAATTTAAAGTTTTTTAATTTAAAGAATCATATATCTAACGATAACATTGCCTATGGAGGGCCGTTAGAAAATAGAGATGACAATTTAGAATATAGAGGTAGAGAATATCAAAATTTTACTAATCAAAAGAGTAAAGAAAAAGATTTCGATAATATATCTTTAAATTATACATTTTTTGATAAAGAGTATAAAATTGGATCAAAGGATTATACAGCATTTACGCTACCAGATAATTTATTTCCTTTTAGAAAAATTAACATTAATGATACAGGGTTAGCTGTTAATGGTTCATTTGCAGCAACTAACCCATATTTTAGTGATAAAGTATTTAAACTTACCGATACAAATAAAAATAAATTACAAAATAGTTTTATAGAAGATCAAGAATTTTTAGTACTACAAAATGATGTAAGTTTAGTTGTATTACAAAGTGGGGATTTGTTAGGTTTTCAGAGTATAAATGATATACAGTCTAATGACATTTTCGGTGATTACTTATGCACATGGTTAAAGGGAGATGGTATAACTAAAGGTATATGGTTTGATAGATATTATATACCTAAAGATAATTCATATACTTTATCATTTTCTGGTGATTCAAATATTTTTGATAATACTACTCAAGCAGCTGAATATTTTAAAAATAATGAAAAAGATTTAGTTTATTATGACCTAAAGAGTAATTTAACATTTGAACCGAGTGCATCTTATGGTTATCAGCGTATTAATAGTAAGCAAATAGATGTTTATATTGACGGTCAAAAGGATAAATTATTAAAAGATTCATTTAATATTCAAACCTCAGCTGTTCAACTGCAAGATATTAGTGAAGTCGATTTAAATAAAACTAAAGGTTATGATAATTTAGATATACAATCAATACCTAATAGGGATTTTAATGTCGGTTTTGAGTTAGAATTAGATTCTCTTTCATCTTTAGATTCATTCCAGTTGGCTGGTAATTTATATGAAGATGGATTTACTATAAAAAATAATTTTTTCTTTACACCTTTTATCTTTATACCACAAGGCAATGTACTTCATATATACGATAATAATTTTAAGTTATTACGATCTAATACATATAGTGGTACAGAGAATATTTTAGATGTACTCTATATAGAACAGAATAATAATATAGTTTTAGTATGTGATAATAAATTAATTAAAACTAATTATTTCGGGGAAATCTTAAATGAAAGGTTTCCAGCAGATCAAGGTCCTCGTAGTGACTTACTGCTAGAAATTATTAAATCATATAAGAGTAGAACTTATCATGGTTATAATAATGTATTTTTTGTTACAAACAGATATTTTAGTGATAGTATTGTTATTAATTTAGATTTAAATAACCTCATACCGGTAGAAGATACAATTCTTCAAAATCAGTATTTACTTGACCCGTTATCATCATCATATACCAGTATAGTACCAAAAATAAGCGGTGGTTATAGATTTCTAGTTGGTAATAAACCAACCAAACTGGATGAAGAAGTTGCATGTTCATTAGACAATATTAACAGATTTATATCCAAGCAATTTATACCTGGAGAAGCATTTGTAAATTCTACTGTACTATCTTCTGAGTTAAGTAGTGGTATAATACAAGGTCAATCATATGATGAAAATTATTTTTCAATCATAAGAAGTATGTCGGCCGCGGCCCCGAGTAATTTTCAAGTTTTCTTTGATTTCATACAAGATGGTAAAGCTAGAATTGTTTTCGATCGCTTGAGCGTAAATCAAACAGAAGATCCAATTTTAGATAGTACAAACAGTGAGATTTTCGATATTAATTCAGTTAATGGTAGGTTATTTGTACAATATATAAACATATCTGGTGGTACGGGGTTTATACAAGAATTTACACCTGAAAGATTTAAATTATCAGCATATGAACTCAGTGAAACAGTAAATAAAGGTTATAAGATAGATTTTATTGAAGAAAATAAAGAATTAAAGATAATGTCATTTGCAAGAGACTTATCATCTAATATAGTTATAGATAAGATCAATGCAGGTACAGGTCAACTTGAAGAAACATATAATTTAATACTGACTGGGATGGATACTACGAAACGTACAGTTTACGCAGCAACACAAAGTATATCAGGTTCTACGTTTAGTACTTCCACTACTTTAAGTTCGAAGTATATTAATGGTATATATAAATATAGAAGATTTGAATTACTAGATTATAATAACATAGTAAGTTTTGATGGTAGTTTAGTTAATAAGTTCCAAGAATTACCATTTAATATAACGCATTTTACACCTATTAATTATCATGCTATTGATCAAAAGTATAACTCATATCGAGATCAATTGGTATTTAAATTTAATCTTAATTCTTTAATCGACGTTGAATATCTAACTGAACAATGGAATAATGCAGGTCCTCCTATATCTGCTACAGGTCATTCAGTATTTACATGGTCTAACCCAGTTTCATCATTAAGTGCTTGGGATGGAGAGATGTTACTAATACAATCTGAAAGTGTAACAAATGTTGAGATATTATTTGTTGTACCGAACGTTTCTATTAAAAATTATTTAAATATTGATTTAGATTTAAACGCTGGTAAAATAAAATTATATAATAACGGGTTAACTTTCGGGGAAGTAACTTTTAATCCTAATTTAATACCAATTGAAAGAATTTTATACCCTGAATTATTTATTAATACACAAAATATACGAAATACACCTATTGATGAAATAGTAAAAGATATTTCTTATAATAGTTCAGGCGGTATATTAAAAAATTTAAAGATATACAACACGTCATTGGATCAAAGTTTGATAAATTATTTAGAGTTACAGACAAAACAAATCGACCCTCTATATTTTAGAGTACCATGTGGTACAAGAAATAGTAATGAAGAAATTGATACATTATTTACTTATAATATACCAGGCAATATCAGCAATTATATTAATATTAACATTAAAGATATGGATATAAATAATGATATAAAGCAACAATTAATAGATTACTTACAGAGCTCTGTAGAAGTAGTTACACCATCTCAACAAAAATTAATTTATAATATCGATTAAAAATATGACCGTAAATAATATAACAACCGACTTTTATATAGGTCAAGATTTAGAAAATAATTCTAGTGATGAATATAAGTCTTTAACTACATCAAAAAAAATAGCTTTTACAAATGGTAATGAATTTACTTTAAATGGTATAAATTATACTGGTTATTATAACTATGATGGTAATAATTCTTATAAAACTAAAACTTTACAAGTTGATAAACTAACAGTTGTAGAAAATATTAATACTGATATTATCAATTCAAACAAATTCTTTGATCGAACTATTTTTACTGAATTAAATCCTTCATATGTGTTAGATGATATTTTATTCAAACCTAATGAAATAATAAATAAAAATTCAATAAATTTTAAACTTAATTTATTGTATGATAATTTTATAGATTTATTTAGATTTGTAAATGTTAATAACCCTTTGATACCTACAGACTTTAATGCTTATGCAGTATTATCTACTACATCTACAGGTACTGAATGGCAATGGGTATCATCTGATGTTAGATTTATTTCTGGTGGTCTTGACCCAAGCTTAATTAGTTTCTCTGCTTATAATGAACAATTTTTTGAAGTAGATAAAATGAATACTGTATCTTTTAACAGTACAAAAGAACCTGAGGAGTATACATTATTTGTTACAACGAGTTCATACTTATTTGCATATCAATTAGATAGAAATGATACAATGTTTGATTTAGTATTGAGCGCAGATTCAATTGGTATAGACGGTAGGATGAGATTTGAAAATATTACTAGTATAGCAGCTGATAAAGAAAATAATATTCTTTATTTAAATGATAGAGATAAACAACAAATATATAAAACTGACACTAAAACAATAATTAATAAAGATCGTACTGGTGTTCGGCAAATTAAACTCTTGGAAACTATCGGAGGTAAAGGTAATGATTTTACTAACTTTAATGACAACACATATATAGAATATGGTAATAAAAACGTGTTTGTATATGATTTTAGTGATAAGAGTATAAAGAAATTTAGTGATAAATTTGTTTTTAAATCTAGATATGCTAATGTAAAGTTGTTTACTGAAAACGAGTTCATTAGTATGACTTATAATAAAACATTTGACTTACTGTATATATTAACCAAAACTTATAGAGTTTTAGTATTAAATGCAAATAATTTTAGTGAAGTCGATAGATATGTATTAACAAGTAATCCATTTGAATTTTCTATACCTTTAATCGGTTTATTTGAGTTACCTAGAAAAATAGTCTTTTCAGGAAATAATAGCAATGTTTACTACTTACAAACTACAAAAAATGTATATAAATATTTTGTAAATACCCAAACAAAAAATATTGAAAGATTTACTATTGATATCTCATTCGATTCAGTCTCAATGTGGAATACAATATTTGATAGATTTTCTGCTTTTGAAACGGAATGGGATGACCTTCCTGATTTTGATAAATTCACAATAGCGGCTAATGGTTTGCAAATAATAGATAGCGATGTAAAAGATACAGATAAGTTATTGTTATGGTCAAATAAAAGAATATTTAGTTTTAATGAAAATAATAACTACGTTTCTTTATTAAACACAAATAGACCAAACTTCTTTAAGAAAAGTGAAATATTCCTAAATGATGAATACTTTAATAATATTACGTTTAATTCAACCATATATAGACACCTATTTAATTTAAATTTATTAGGTTCAAATTTAAATAAACAATTACTTGCAGTTTTCGATACAGTTGAAACAAATGGTTATTTGAGATTTAAAGATTTCTTGGAAATATCTTATGAAGATAAAAAACAATTAGATTTAACTGATCAAAAACAATATTTTGCAGGTATAAATGAAACGTTAAACGGTAATACATTAAACAGAATAATGACTAATTTATATGAATATCAAGATAAAATTATACAGACTATTGTAACAAAGAGAATTGGTGCAAGAATACCCATTTTAAAGACAGTACTATTAGATAAATAATTATAGATGAGTACCAATATAACAGGTTTAGCCGGTGAAATAATAGCTTTCACATACCCTTCAATTATAAAAATAGCTGATAATGGTAACATGCCAGCAGTCTGTGGTGGCAATAGAAATGCTGCTGCAGTTTTTCAGAACAGTAATCGAAGCGGACAACCTAATGCATTATCAGTATTATCAGATGGTAGTGGTATTGTTGGTTCGTTAGCAATGGGGCAGCAAGGGTCTGGAGCCAAAGTGTTTGGACCTTTAATTGTAGATGGTGGTACGAATAGTGTAGTTGCAAAAGTAGTAGATATTAAAAATGGTGGTATAACAGTAGCAAACCAAATTACTGTAGCCGGTAGTGGTGCGAATAATATCAGCGGTACTACAAATTTAAATGTATTAAACGTTGCTACCACGTCGACCCTAATTGGAGCTGTTTGTGTTTGTAGTACTTTAGGGGTTACCGGTACAGCTACTGTAAATGGATGTACAACATTGAACGGCGGTTTAAATGTTACATCTGGTGGTTTATCAGTAACTGGAGCGATAAATGCTACAAATGATATTACAGCTTTTTCTACTTCAGATAGTAGATTAAAAAATAACATTATTAAGATTAATGATTCAAATAAAATTATTAATAGCTTAAATGGTTATAAGTATGAATGGAATGAAAAAGCTAACCAATCAGGAGAAGGCATTGGTGTTATAGCTCAAGAAGTTAAAGAACTTATACCTTCGGCTGTCAGAGAAAATGATGAAGGTTATCTATCAGTAGATTATATAAAAATTATACCATACTTAATCGAAGAGGTAAAAAATTTAAACAATAGAATTAAAATATTAGAGGAGAAATAATGGCAACTTTACAAGGAAGAAATATAAACGATACATATAAAGGTTTAATAAAAACCTTTTCTAACGGGCAACTAACATCATCTAATCTAATTACTGATGGTTCAGGTAATTTTACAGCTTTAACCTTAGGTAGTGCAGGTAATAGTTCTTCTTTTGATAATTCATTAGTAGTTAATACTACTATACTTGCCTGTAATAATCTCACTACTAATAGTAATCTTTGCGTTAAGGGTTCAGGTACATTTGATAATAATATTATTGTAACGGGTAATACACTAATAACCGGTAATTTAACTGCATCAAGCTTTAATTTTAACGGTGCAGGTACATTTAACGGTGGAATAACGTTTAATAATACAATAGGAGTTTGCGGGGTAACAAACCTAAAAGCTACAAATATTGTTGGTGATTTAAATGTTACTGGAGCGATAAATGCTACAAATGATATTACAGCTTTTTCTACTTCAGATAGTAGATTAAAAGAAAATTTAATTCCTATTGATTCAGAAAGTTTTGTAAGTAACTTAACTGGTTATGAATTTAATTGGAATAGTAAGTCTAAAAGAACTGGTAAAGGTAAAGGAATTATAGCTCAAGACTTGTATAATATTGATACAAGTTTAGTTAAAGAAAATAGCGATGGATATCTTACAGTAGATTATACGAGTCTAATTCCAGTGCTAATTGAAGAAGTTAAAAGGTTAGGTAAAGAAATTGAAGCCTTAAAAAACTTACAGCATCATTGATAAGTCGGCTCGTAATAACGAAAGCTACCAAAACCTGAAGTACCTACTAATGTAGTATCATCTGCGGATACCGTTGTTAGAATAAGCTCACCTGAAGATAATTTACCGTAAATAAAAGTACTGTTTGTTTTTAAACTATCAATAACTTCAAAATTTTCATCTGGTGAAGTAAAGAAAAAACTTTTATTTTGATATTGGAAATTCATATTATCTAGATATTTACTTTCCAATTGCAACGGAGAGTTATTACCATTAACACTTAAATTTATCTTATAATCATTAGCTGATAATTCTCGCGACGTAGCTATATTATTAAATCTAGTAATATAAAACCTAACAGTACTTTCACTTTCACTTTGGGTACCTGCATCTTGCGCTATAAAAATTAGATCTGGAACTGGATCTTTAACGTTAACGTTAAAACTATTGTTAGAACTAAATAACTCACCACTACTAGTAGCTACTACTAAAGTAACTCGAAAATTACCAGACGTTTTATAGGTATGAAATGCAGAAAGATTATTTTCTACGACAGTACCATCACCAAAATCTACAAAAAAATCAGTATCTGAGATTATTGGATTAGCAGATAGAAAATTAGGTACAGCATATATACCTCCTAAATCACCGGTGTATATATTACTACTAAGGTCAGCGCTATTTGTACCTAACCCTAATATCTTTTTAAAATTTTTATTATAAATATCCAGTGGTATAATTATACCTGATAATGAACTATAATCTTTATTAAAACTGTAATTCATTCTATGTGTTCTCTACAATAATATTGGATAGTATCGATTTATTTGAAAGGTATGGGTATTTAAAAAATGGTAATTTTAAGTCACTACCAATTATTTTTATATCGTTATTAGGATATATAGGGTTATAAACAACAAGACTAATTCCTTCAACTTCATTATCATTAACATTATTAATAACACGCCTTGTACGTATATCTTCAACCCCATCTATATTAAAAATTTGATTGCTTATATCTTTTAGACTTATTAAACTACCTAAATTTAAACTTTCAAAATAGTTTATAAATATATTGTTTATTCTTTCTTTTATTGATTCAGTACTTGAATTACTTAACACATTTCTTTTTATAATTAAAAACGACTCACTAGATATATCTTTTGTTAGTGTTCTATCTGCATTACTTCTTACCCCTAAACCAAATGAAGTATATACTGGGTCAACAGGTACTATATTAATATTAGCTTGTTGTTGCTCTTTAAATGAATTTATAATTGAAGACTTTTGTGAAGTTGAAACAAAATTAAGATTATCATTTTCATCTACATTATTAAATTTAGAGACTAAAAATAAGTAAATATTATTTATTTGATTAATTGAATTAAAATTAATCTGGTTAAATAAAACTCTACTATCATCATTAGGTTTATTTAACCCGATATTTAAAAAATAATTTAAATATTGATCAACATAGTCATCGTTATTAACAACGTTAAATGATTTTAAAACTTGTGAAAAATTAGTTAATAAAAAGTCATTATAATCTTTTATTGTCACGACTCTATTCTGTAATTGAAAGTTTTTAGCTGCATTATTTCTAATACTTTCAGTATCTTCCTTTTCTACTGGTGTAGTTGATTGAAGACTATTTGAAAAATTTAAATATTGTAGCTGCTGAGTAGTTATAAAATTAAATGTATTGTTGTAAATATCTTGACTAATTTGATTAAATCTAGGAGTTACAAACAAATTTAAGTTATTACCATCCAATACTCCTGGTGATATTACACCTGCTTCCCCTGAACTTTGGATATAATATATAAGAACGTTATCCCCTACGTTAAGTTTTTTACCAAAAACCCCGTTACCAAATTTAAATTCATAAAGACCATTTTCATTTAATCTCTTTTCAAATACAGTTGAGTCAGAATTTTCTAAAAATAAACTAGTTGTTTCAGTAAATTCAATTATTTTCTTAGTATCAGCATCTTGCACGTAAATACTAATCGAACTACTATCTACATTAATTTTTAAGTTATCATCTTTACTCTTAACAGCTAATATTACAGATTCAAAATCTTCCCCTAACGCTGTTATCTGAGGGAATTCAAAATATTGTCCTTCTCTTAAAATATTTTCACTAGAAAAATTCTTTAAATTTTGATTACCTATTACAGTTTTATTAAAAGTACTATCATTAATAAATGAATAATATACACCACCTACAACGAAATAACTATATCTTTTAATCGTATACGCATCCACCGGTAACAAACTACTCGCTTCTAAATTAAATGAAAGTAACGAAGTCTGGTAACCTTTAGGTTTATAATCAATTAATTTAACGATTCTATTCATATTTTCATATATGTTAGTATCGGTAAACATCGATTCAGCAGATGTTTGATTGAGATAAAATAAAAGTAAATGGTAACTGTATGCAATTACATCAATAATAGATGACATATTACTACCTTCAAAAGACTGGTCAGTATATACATTACCTTCATTCAATCTTGTTTGAATAAGTTCTTTTAGTGATTTTGCATCAAAAGCAGTATAACTATTTCTTGATAAACTAAAATCAGTTAAATTTTCCTTCGCCATAAATATATTTAATTAATAACTATAGAAACCAGATTTGTTTAATCTGCCTTTTATATTAAGTGGGTTATTGTTAAATTCGGGTATATTAATTGTTATGTTTAATTCATATTCCCCTGTTCCGATATCTGCTATAACTTCTATTTCAATTACTTGAATTCTAGGTTCAAAACCAACAAAAGTATTATTTATAGTTTCACCTATAACTGTAGCTCTAGCTTTCGACACCGGTAAGAATAAAAGATCACCAAAATTCATACCAAACTCAGGGTTTAATATTTTTTGACCTGGAAAGGTGGTTATTAAGTTAATTAATGAGTTTCTAATAGCTTCAAAATTAACTGAAGTATTTAAATCTTTTAAATTTTCAGGACTATGTAATTCATTTCCTTTAACTATACCTACGTTTACATTTAAATTAAGATCTCTATAGATAACATCATTAGTTTTTTCCCTTACAGGTTCTAAAATATTTAGTTTTATAGGCATATAAGTATTTAGTAGAAGTTATTATGTACTGATAAAATTATATAAAGTATTATTTTTATCTATTAAATTAAATACAAACTTACCATTGTTAGTTTTTTGTCCGTTTATAGCTTTTAACCCTAATGGTGTTAGGTCAGAAATTAATTTAATAGCTACTAAATTAATAGTAGTAATTCCTCCATGTTCATAATACAATTTTATAGAACCTGTCGATGATATAGTATCATTAAAAGATGTATAAGTATGTTTAAAATTATCTAACTTAAGTGTATTATCAGCTAATTGATATTTTGAATATAAAATATCGCTATTGTTATCACCGTAATCTATTTCCGCTTTATATAAACTAATACTACCCGATAATTGTGTTACGTTTTGTAAATCAAAATTTATATCAGTTGTACCTGAGTATGCAAAAGTAACTGTTCTTGAAAAATCATCCACCGGAAAGGATAAAGATGGTAAAGTTAGATTACCTGGACCCGGTAAAAAATTAAACGTACTTGATAATTGAGCTACCGCGGAGACTGCATTTCTTGTACTCGTGATAGCTGAGTTATTAAAATTAGTAAAAAGATCGTTAGTAATAATAGAAATTTTATTATTAACGATTTTATAATTAAAATAATGTAATATTATTGACTCGTTTTGATTTAAGAAAGTTGACGTTAATATATAAGAATTATCATAACTGTTATATTTTAAATCGCTGTTAACTAGTTTATCAATTGTTACACTACCATCAGGTGAATCAAAATTAAATGTATTCAAAAAGTAAGTAGATGTTTCTGTATTTCTAGTACTTATCTCATCTATAATTTTCTTTTGGGTATCAAACTTATACAATTCATAACGAAATGTATTTGAACCACCGGCAACGGGGGCTTGAGCGGATAAACTTATATTAAATTTATATATAGAACCGTTATTATAACAATCTTTTGTAATAAATGCAAAACGACTTGCCCATGGTCGTGTTGAGTCTCTTTCAATTATTAAAGGAGAATTTACCTGTTCAATGTAATTGCCATCATATCTAAAAGCATCTATGATTGAAAAAGAACTTAAATCTAAACTAAAAGTATCTTCATATACGTTAATATCGTAAATATCAGAACTAGTAATTTGGTTATATAATGTACTATTAAAAATAAATTTATTATATATAGTATTAAAATTAGAACTAGATAGTGGTTTTAACGTTTTTGTAATTACGTCTTTTATGTATACAGACTTAAAACTATTTATTTTATCGCTGAAACCAGATAGCTTTTCAACTACACCATATCTATTTTCTGATACATCAATTGTATTACCAGATTCGAAAGTAGCATCTTGTATGATATCGATATCAGACGTATTTCTTATTACCCCTCTATTAGGTATAATTTGAATATATTCATTACCATAAATATCAGTTTCAATTTTATCAACTGAACCGTAATTAACTAAATCAGTAATTGAATTAGAAAATTTACCATCATTCGTAATATTTATTCTTTTATTTTCAAGAGATTGATATGAATGAAAATAATGATTTCTTTCATTAGCTTTAACTGTATTACGAGAAGATGATGATGAAATATTTTTATAACTGCTTTGATCAAAATAAAAATTAAAAGGATTTTCTCTTTTAGTATTACTTAAGTTTATAATGTCACCGTATTGATCTGGATCTGGGAAAACATATACGTAATTATCAATTAATTTTGATTTTATTTTTCTTATAAACTCTCCATCTACTTTTAAAATAGAAAACTTAGTAGGGTTAAAAAATAAACCAATATCTCTTTCAAACCCACCCGGTAGAGTTTCTTTGGCCATTACTGAAGGAAAGTTTATATTAAATAAATTTTTTGCTTTATTTTTTGCTTCAAATAATTTACCAGATACATATTCAGTACCAGTATTACTCAAATAATAATAATCAGTTCCTACTAAGTGTTCGGATAATTCAGCTTCAAAAAGTACTCTATAAGTATCTGTATTATTGGTAATTTTATAATCAATAAAATCATCTCTACGCAATATACTTGTATTAACTTCATTAAACTCTATTAATAAGTTATAAGGATTTAATTCACTTAAAGTGATATTGTTACTATTTAAAACCTCTACCAATGCTTGATCAATATCTAAAAATGAATTTACATTAATATCATTGGTAATATACGTTTCATTTGCATCAATTGATAACGGGTTTACATCAAAATAATTATTAAATGTATCGTAACCTAATTCAACATCAATTCTTAAAGATGATAATGAAACAATATTACCGGTGTAGTCTGGACTGGTAAAGAAATTAGCAATATTATTTCTAATTTGATCTTTAACACTTAAATTACTACCTTTGCCTTGTTTTTCTCTTAACTCTCTTTGAAATGTATTTCTCTTACCTCTGTAATAATTTAAAATTTCGACTATCTTTGATCTATAGAAAGGTATAATTTTAGTTAATGCATCTTGATCGTAAAAATCAATAGTATTAAAAAATCTTCTTTGTTCTTGTGTAGAATATTTTAAAGTTAAATCATTGAAAAAATTTAAATAAATTGATCTTATATTTATAGCATTATCCTTATTGTTCGAAAAATCAGTCTCTTTCCACTTTTCTAAATATTTTTTATATTGATTAAAATTTTCTAAATCGTTAGTATCTATAATCTTAACATAATTTAAATATTCAATAAAGTTGAATGGACTACCGACATCAAACTTATCGTCAGATAAAGTATTAGTTATACTATTATTAACAATATACTCTGTGAATTTTATCATACTATAATATTTAATACAGGTTAATAACTATCAAATTAACTAAACCCTCCATCATAATTAGCTGAAGTATTTCCTGTGTATGTTTCGTTACCACTACCGGTACCAACTGCGGCACCACTTGACAATGTTTTAGCATATGTCTCGTTAATAGTTATACCACTTTTTTGAGTATTAAATTGCGGGGTAGCAGTAACTCTTTGCTCACTATTAATACCACTATTTTTAGCTGAATTACGTACACTTTCATTACCATCAGTTAAAGTTAAAGGTAGATTATTAAATGTATGGGTATGTGGGTAAGTTGCAATTGTATCAGCTATCGGTGTACCGGTTTGTGTACCACCGTACACTGGCACTGTAGCTGAACCAGGTCCATCTGTCCAAAAATAGTCTACAAAACCAATAACAGCTCCTTGCACGGTTTGACCTAATACTTGCGTAGTATTAGTTACCTGTGTTTCTGCTGGTGCAGTTACATGTTGTAGATAAGTTTCCCCTTCTACCGATAAACCACCGCCAATAACTACGTTTTTATTTACACCAAGACTACTATCTATTAAAACCTGCCTTTGTCTTTTATTACGTAATTTTAAAATTTCTGCACTTATATTAATAACTTTAGCATCTAAATTAATTTCATTTTCAGAACCAATATTAACTTGTTGACCAGCTATATTAGTTATTGAGCCTGATATATTTGTCGGTCCGTATGACTTTAAATTAATACCACCAGCTCCGACCATTACATTATATCTATTATTAACGTTTAAATTATATGTTCCTCCTGGTAAATCCTGAACATCAACGTATTCTAACAAAGGACCTGAATCACTATTTGTATATGTACTTTTACTACCGACTAATACTTCATTATTTACTAACTTACCAATAGGATCAAATCTAATACTACCGTAATCATTCATTACAGTACCAATATTTTCTAATTTATTTTTACTAATCTCAATAATTTCACTTCCGCCGAGACCGAAATCTCTTTCTTTAATCATTAGATCAGCTTGAATATTTAATATTTCTGTACTTAAATTTTTATCTTCGGGGTCCCAATCACCGTCTTGAGTAGATGGACTTTTACCAATACCATTACTGAAAGTATTACCTGATTCACTAGGCCAATTTTCTTTTGTAGTACCTATATTTGAACTGGGTGATGGTTTAGGGTTGGTACCCGTTGCTAATACTTTAAGGTTATTATCATAATAAGGAGCTTGACCACCGTTAAAAGTTCCTGATATATTTAATTCTGGAAAACCGGAACCAAGAAATGTATTTATATTGTTTAAAGCTAAATATTCTTTAGAAGCCGTTACTGGGAAACTAGCAAATGTACCAGCTCTTGTTTGTTCAATACTATTAAGTCTTAGTATAACATCACCATTTGAAGTAATATTATTATTACCTGCTCTTTTTATATCAAACAATTGTTTTTTATCTTGAACTGTACCAAAAGCTAGCTTCCATTCATCAAAGAATGTATCGTTCAAATTGCCAATTTTTTTATACTTATCACGTAAAACTATCTCATCATAATTTTTACCGGTAAATTCATTTTTAAATCCCTTTACTGTATTAAATTCATCATTAATTACCAATTTTTGATTATTTTTAGTTGCTAGTTCTGAATTCGTATTATTATTAAACTCTTTAAATGAACCTGAATAGTGGGTTAATTTAATTTTTTCATTATGATCGGTATTGTTTATTTCAAAAGTACCCCCTTTCTGATTTAAGACATACTTATTCCTATATGTTTTTACGTTATAATCCTCTTCAGTCGAACTACTATCGTAATTTTCATATTTACCTGGGTAATCTACTTCATTATCATAAATACCTTGCCAGTCATCCTTACCGAAAGATGTACCTATAATAACAGGAAACTGTGTATTACCTTCTCTAAAAAATACATAAACGTGAGAGCCTACGCTAGGTATACCGAACGAACCTTTTGCTTTATTAGAGTATGTATTAGGCTTATAATTAAAAGAATAAGGGTTTATATTATTTACATTGTTACTATTATCGCTAAAAGCATCACTTAATCTAAACATACTTTGATCGTATATTTCTCCTGTTGAAGCTGAACTATCTGCACTTAAATTACCATATGAATTAGTATCTGAAACTGTTGCTTTATTAGTATAATTATTATACCGTTTAGAAGTATTCTCACTCGTTAACGGACAACTAACTTCAGCCCAAGGCAATATAGTTTTTAACTTTGCCATGATCGGTTCAAGTTGACCGTCGATAGATCTAAAGAACTTATCTTGATTATCGCCGACCCAATTTTCATATACTGTAGGAGACAAATGAGGTATAAACACTTTTACCCTACCTCTTTTTTGAGGGTCGTTATTTTGAACTACTATGCCCAAATATATACTATTAAATTCTTTTTCCATTATATCTTTATATTTAAATTAAAAATTAAACAATACAATGTTACGTAAGGTTAAAATCATCATTCAAGGTTTTCATATAATTTAAAGTTTCTTCTTCTTTATTATATCTGTTTATTAAATCAATTTTTCTTGCTAATGGATTCTTAACTTGAGTGATATTTGCTATTTGTGATTGTTGTTTTGATACAACATTTCTTGAAATAGTAGCTTCGTCTATGGTTTTTACATCAAAGAATGAAAAATCAGGATTAGTTGTTTTAATAAAACTACCAGTACTGTTTAGAGATATATTAGATATCTGATTATCAAATATTGAAGTTTCAGAAATACCATTAAACGATAAATTGAAAATTTTATCTTTTTGTTGTTGTGCTAAATTATTAACAAATGCTAATTGTTTATCAGGACTAAATGTAAAATCTCGTATTTGGGTATTTGAAAGTTTATTTACATTTCCTAGTATATCAATAGAACTTTTACCAACTATAATACCAGCTTCAATTTCATTACTTATATTATCTGATAAATTATCTATAGAAGCATTTAATTTATCTCCTAATGAAATATCATCTAAACTTAGATTTTTAAACCTTGTAGTAATACTTTTAGCAAATTTATTTAAATTAGCACCTATATTATTATCGATTAGACCATATATAGCATTTAAATTTAAACTACTTAAAGAAGGAAATGGTAAACCTTTCAAACCGTTTGCAAAATTAATACCACCAGTTAATTTCGAAAGGTTAAGATTTAAACTTGTTCCTATCACACTTTGTAAATTACTAAGTAAACTACTTGTAGCTGTATTAATTAAATTAGTCCTAACCGTACTGCTAAGATTTTGTATTTTAGAAGCAGCTATAGTTTTTAAATTATTAGTAAGATTTCCTATTACACCGGAAAAATCTATATTAAGTCCAAACGCCATATATATATTTACTTGATATACCTATTTCTGTCTATATAATTAATGTATGTTAGTATCACATGAAAGCCCGATTAGTATTTTAGATAAATCTCAATCATATAACGATTATGATTATGCATTAGTGCATTTATTTGAAACCCATCCTCAATATTATGACTATTTTAAAAATAGTGTTAAACTAGGTAGAGAAGTTCTTTTAGATAATAGTATTTTTGAACTTGGAGAATCATTTGATCCAGGTAAGTTTGCCAAATATGTTAAAGAATTAAAACCATCCTACTATATTGTACCTGATGTACTTGAAGATGGTTATGCTACTATTAAAAGTTTTCATGAATTTACTACAAAATATACAAAACTGCAAGGCTTGAAGATAGGAGCTATACAAGGAAAGACGTATGATGAAATTGTAGATTGTTATAACTATATGTCGGAAAATGCAGACTATATTGCAATTAGTTTCGACTTTAGCTATTATATTGTAACTGGTAAGGGTAAATCTAAACTAGAAAGATGGTGTGATGGTCGTCGTAGATTAATAGAGCAATTAAAGAAAGATGGTATTTGGAATTATCAGAAGCCTCACCATTTATTGGGTTGTTCGTTAGCAAAAGAATTTAAAAACTATTTAGGTGATAAGTCAATTAGATCAGTAGATACTTCTAATCCAGTAGTAGCTGGTATTAAGGAACTTAGATATACTGGTAATCTAGGTTTAAATGAGAAGCCTTCAATTATGCTAGCTGATTTAATTGATCATGATGTTACAGATACACAAATGGAAGATATAAAATATAACGTTAATTGCTTTAAAGATATAATTGGTCATGGTTATTAGTTTTACAGGAGCTCAGAGTACAGGTAAATCTACTTTACTTACAAAAATGCAAACTGATGAAAGGTTTCGTAAGTTTAATTTTGTACCGGAAATAACTAGAAGTTTAAAAAAGAAATATAAACTAGATATTAATGAAGATGGTGATGAATTTACTCAATTACTAACGGTTAATAGTCATTTGTATAACTATTTAGATTTTAAGGGTAAAAATGTAGTATTAGATAGATGTATTTTAGATGGTTTAATATATACAATGTATCAATATCAAACGAAAAAAATACCTATTGAGATATATAATTATGCTGAATATCTCTTTAAGAAACTCATTAGTACTGTTGATATTATACTTTATACAGAACCTGATATACCCTTAGTAGATGATGGTGAGAGAAGTGCGAATAAAGAGTTTCGTGATATTATCATTAATCTATTTGAAGAGGCAATTAATCATTTTGATATTAAAGTAATAAGATTGAGTGGATCAGTTGAAAATCGTATGAAAACAATTTATAATATAGTAGATAATTATGGCAAATAAAGAATTAGATAATAGTAGAATTAGTAAGCATTTAGGTCAGACGTCTCAATATAAGAGTACGTATGATTCCGATTTGCTTGTAAGAGAACCTCGGAGTAATAATCGAGAATATTTAAATATATTCGATGATGACTTACCTTTTGTTGGTTCAGATACATGGAATGCATATGAATGTTCATTCCTTCTAGATAATGGACGACCTGTAACTGGTGTTGTAAAGTGTGTGTATCCCTGCAGTAGTAAGTATATTGTTGAGAGTAAGAGTATAAAGCTATACTTTAACTCCTTTAATATGACTAAAATTGCTGTTGATAAAGATCAGGCTGTTAATCGCTTTGAAGATATAGCGAGTAAAGATTTAAGTGAGTTGTTAGGTACTGATGTACAAGTTAAATTCCAAGATGGTCATCATGTTAATGAGAAGGTTGATAGCCCTAATAGAGAATGGGATATTGAAGATTATCAAAATGTAGATCTACTTGAAGATCATAAAGATTATGTATATACTCAATATACTGAAGACCCTGGTTTATTACAAGGTATTAGTCGTGATAGAGAATTAGAACAAAGGTTCTATTCAGGTCTATTGAAAAGTAATTGCCGTGTAACTTCGCAACCTGACTGGGGTGATGTATTCATTCATATTAAATCGAAGCATGCTATCGATGCTCATAGTATTAAGAACTATGTTGTATCGTATAGAGATGAGTGTCATTTTCATGAAGAGATTTGTGAATGCTTCTATAAGAGATTAAAAGATGCTTTTGATCCTTCTGAACTATTAGTAATGTGTTTATACGCTCGTAGAGGTGGTATTGATATTAACCCTGTAAGAGCTTCCAGTCAAGATTTAATCGAGCAGCATGCTGCTAATCTAATCGATGTAAACGCAGTTCATATTAAAACTTCGAAGCAATAATGGATATATTTTTAATATGGGGTTTAGTATGTTGTTTATTATGCTACGCCTATTGTATATCATTTAATTATTAGACAAAATGAGACCTGGCTCATAATGAACCAGGTCTCAAACTGTGTGTATCTTATATTAAGATTAGCCGAAGTACACCGAGTTAGTACCTGGTGTGAACGCTTCGCCGAGTCCTGCTACAATGATAACGTGGTAGTAGAGATTTGCTCCGAAGATATTGTCTACGACACCATAACGTGTAAGCAAGCCTACACGTGGCGCGAAGTCATTCGGTCCAATTGTTCTCTGTACCATTACTGGAATGTAAGGGCAATAGATGATACCAGTGTCGTAAAACTCTGGACCTTTATAACCTAACAACGCGTATTCAGGGGCACTATTTGCAGAGATCGCAAGACTGTTACCAATCTTCTGACCTTCTGTGCGAGTGTCTCTATATACGTTGAAACGACCACCAAGATTACCGATCTTTCCAACACCTACAGGTTGTGTATTAACATTACCTTGGACTGGTACCCACTGGAATTCAGGGAGCATTTCCAAGATAGCGCAAACACGAGGTGTTGCAACGATGAAGTTAGCTGCACCACGGCGATTTCTCACTGCGATACGATTAGCTTCTACGATTAATCTTTGATAGAAGTCGCGGTTACGTTCTACTAACCAACGGCCATCTGCCGAAGCAGGGGACCATGTTGAGTACCCAATTCCGGTACCAGCATTGAGAGCAACTTGAATCATTCTCATAAGCATTTCACGGTCGATTTCGGCCTGAATTTCATACGACATAGCGTTTGTCAATTCAGTATCGATATCGATACCATTCATATTCTTAAGATCCTGTTCAAGTTCAACTGACCAACGTGCGCCTAAGCGACGTGTGCCTGCTTCAACTGCTGTCTTTTCGAAAGAAACTTCCATAGTAGGGATATTACCCGTTACTTCGAAGTTCTTAAGAAGAGCTGCTACACCATCATCCGCTTCGTTAAACTCGAACTCTGAGTTACCTGAAAGGTAACCTGCAGAAGTACCAGTATAAGCAGTCTTAAGCTCTTGGTAGCCAGCTTCCTTACCAGCAGCATTTGCTAAAATAGCAGATTGTGCGGGAGGAGTATTACCAGCTGCTGACTTACCATCGATGCCATCACCAAGTGTTTCACCACTGTAGCGATAACGAAGAGCGAAGGCAAGTCCGACTGGACCAGCCATTGGTTGAACACCAACGATTTCATTTGTAATTAACTCGGGAAAAGTACGACGAATCATAGGAATCAAGATCTTTGGAAGACGGAAGTCACCCTGTGCGTAGTCGTCTTGACCACGTGTACCGGATGCAACACTGCCGTAGCCAAACTTGTTACCAAGTGCGCCACCATTGGAGCCATCAGCTCCAGCGGTATTACCACCAGTTGGTACGTAGTTTGGTCCAGCTTCTCTCAAACACCATGCTTCTTGGTTTTCAAGTAGCATAGCTGTGTTTAAACGAGTGTGACTGTCTTCAATAGCTGCAACGCTCTTCGAAGTGTAGTCCAGAACTGGAGCCCACTTTTCAAGCAGTTGCCCTGCTCTTGATTCATCAATATAAGCCTGTGAGGGTCTAATTGTATTCATAATTGTATTTTTTCCTTTATATACGACCCCAAGGTTTTAAAAAACCAGGAAACTCAGGAATACCTAAACAATATAGGAAATTCTAGTACTTAGATAGTTCGTCTAGATATGGGCTACTTACGCTTTCACTAACAACTTCTTGTTGAGTGTCTTCGTAAATGACTCTATCTACATCATCCCTAGTACTTAAAGCTTCTTCTTTCAAAGTCTCGAGCCTATTGCTTTCTTTCTTCTTAAAGAGCTTCAATGTATAATCAAAATTTTCAGCAATGAACTCAGCGTCCTTACCTTTTAATACCTTGTTTATATATTGCTTAGTTCTTTTATCGAGACCTGTAGTTTTCCGTTCAAGTATTAAACCAGCCTTAACTGTATCTAATTCTTCTTTCAAAACTGCATTTTCTCCTGCAACAGACTCAAGCTTCTTGGAAGCTTCATTAATTTGATTATGACCGTCCATAACGGCCTCTTTAATGCTTTGTTTTTCTAAAGCACTATCAACTGCTAGATGGCTTCTTAAGCCTTCTAAAATTTTCTTAGCTTTTGTATTCTTAACTGCTTCTTGAACACTTTCTACTGGAATTTTTTCTTCTAAGTAAACATCCAAGTAATCTGAAATACTTTCAATTAATTGAGATTGGAAGCCTTCTGCTTCATTATTTAAAGCACTTTCATATTTGTCAACAACGATCTTTAATTTATCAGCTCTATCATTGTCAATTGCTCCTACAACCTTCTTTAACTTGTTCGAATGATCTTCATCAATCTTTACTACTAATTCATTAAGCTTTTCAGTATATAATTCATCTTGCTCGTTAAGAGCATTTTCAACATGAAGTTCAACCCTTGTATTAATCTTTTGTTCAAAGACGTTTTCGATTTCAGAAAGCACCTCTTCGTTTAGGGCTCCATTTGTTGCTTCAGATAAAATTTGTTTAATGTCCATAATTAGAATATATTTATATTATTATTTAATATCTTTTGTTCCATTTTCTTGTTAATTACGTTAGATAAATCAGTACTAGCATTTTTATAACTACGATTCATAACATTGCTTATAAATTTTTTTAATTCTACTTTTATTTCTTTCATTATTATAGGGTTTTCAGGAATTTAATTATATTATCTCTTAAAAATTGATCTTTGTTTTTTAGAGGCATTGAAGAAATATTATCTTCGAAACGATCATACGCTTCCTCAAACTGTCCATATTTATTTACTACGTATTGTTTACTTTCCAAGATGCCATTAACAAAAGCTTTCGGAAAAGATGGATCTGCTACGCAATCGATAGCTACAAGCTTAAAGTCTTTAACTCTATTAACACCATCTGTACCTGATTCTGGTATAAGTTGACCAAGAGCTCTAGAACTCATACCAACTCTAACACCATCATTAATAAGACTCCTAACAATTAAACCTGTTGGTGTAGATAATACTTTACTTTTACCGTAAAAAACATTACCATCTTGAGTCATTTCAGTTACTAAGTGACAAGCTCTTTCAAGGTCAACATCAGCCGTAGATGGATGGTTTAATTCTCCCATCGCTCTACCAGTTTTAACCATTAAATTTTCATAACGTTTCGTTTCACGGACCATTTCTTCTAATGGGTATATTCTATTGTTACGATTAACGCCTTCAGCCATCATATATGGACCTTTAATGAAGAAATTTTGTTTGTCTTTTGAATTACCCTCTTCAACGATATATTCAAACTCCTCTTTAGGGGCTGGTGTTTCTACTATAAGGCTTAAACTCATATAATTATTTATCAAATAGTTACCAATTTTACACTATTATTTCATTATCTAACCCTTTACCAGTTATTAAAGTGTAATAAGGCCCGTAAATATCTTCTTCATATTTTTCAATATCTAGGCTATAGCTGTTACAAGCATCAGATAAACTGTCAAACCATGTCCAACCGCTAACTGGGTATGAATATGATTCACGGTTAGCTCTAAGAAGAGAATTACCATCAGGAAATTTTATTGCTTTTTTAGCATGAAATAACATTATTCTACCTGTCCTAGGACTAGGACCATCTTTCATATAAAACCCTTCAAATGTAGTTAAACTAATAGTTTCTGTGCTCATGATATTATATATAAATTAATGTGTTACAGTCCAGCCTTT